CAATAGTTGCAATTCTTAATAATAATTTGTATATTATATTAATAGAAAAAAGTATGAAGCCGTTAAATTTAGATAACTCACCATGTAGTCCAACGTCAAGTAATTGTGTTATTTGGCAAGGACCAGATTTGGCTTGTATTAAATTATGTAAGGGAGATACAGTATCAGATGTTGTTGCTAAGTTGGCTGCAGAATTATGTACTATCTTAGATCAACTTAATGTAAATAATTATGATCTAACATGTTTTAATTCAAGTGCTTGTCCTCCAGTAGATTTTCAAGCATTGATTCAATTTCTAATTGATCACATTTGTGCATTAGAAGGAGTAACTCCTAATACAAACCCAGCTACGTCAACATGTCCTGATTGTGTAGTATCTATAGCACCCTGTTTTATTATTGGTACACAGACTACTATGCAATTAACAGACTATGTTCAAATGATTGGAGAAAGAGTTTGTGATTTAGTAGGTACAATTACAAATCTACAAACACAAATTACTAATCTTGATAATAGAGTTACTGTACTAGAGAATACTCCAACAGCTGTATTTACATTACCAAGTATTACTGTAAATTGTGATTTATCATCTACAGTTTTAGGTGGGTCGGCATATCCTATTGATACAGTATTAAATGCATTAGTAAATGATCCTACAAACGGATATTGTTCATTAATAGATTCAACAGGATTACCTGGTGATGTACTTTCTGCAGTATCTTCACAATGTATTACATCTACGTCACCTACTTTAAGTAATCCTCCAGTACCTTTTGGAACTGAATATTTAGGTTCTTGGGTAAACACTCCTACAACAGTAGCAGATGCTGTTACTAATCTTTGGATAGTAATCTGTGATATCTATGATTATTTATCAGGTAATACAATAACTGTTCAAGATACAACTACTGTAAACTTAACTTATACATCAGGTGTGTTATCGGCAGCTGTTCAAGATACAGGTTGGCATTGTTTATTAGGTTTTGATTTCTATTCTACTGATCCAACAATGATTATTAAAAAACCTCAAGTTAGAAGAATAGGTAATGTATTACATTTTAGAGGTACACTTGCTATTCCATTAGATAGTGGCACACTTCCAGGAACTGTTGTGACATGGCTATATAAAGCTGGAACAAATACATATGAAGGTAAAGATAGTTTAAGTTCATCACCTGCATATAGTAAAACTCCTTATCAAGGTGTTGGTGGAGTAAATTTACTTTCAGGAGGTGCTCTACAATTTAACAAAGGTGCTAATGTGATTCCAACAGCTGTGTTACCAGTAGGTTATGATCTTGATGCTTCATACAGTTTTGGTTGGAGAATGGGTTGGAGAAACATGGACACAGGAGCATGTAGTACTATTGTTACAACTATGGCTAATGTTAGTATTAGCCCAGCAGGTGTGCTAACATGGGGAACATTAGCAGATTTAGAGGAAAGTTTTGTATCAGGATGTAATCCAGGTGCATGGAGTACTTCAGTTATGAATTATGTTATATCACATGTTACAGCTGGACAATATGTTCCAGATTTTAAAGCAGCTGGTACTAATACATCTAGTGATGCAACTACAGGTGTACAAGGAATAGATGTTAACTTTAGTGCTAATACATTTCCTATTACAATTAATGCAGATGACCAAGATGATTTAGGTGGATTTTTACTTATTCTTGATGGACTTACAGCATTTGTTGGCCCATGTGTAACAGCAATACCTACACCAACATTAGATGCTAATGCTTGTGCAGGAACATGTGAAGTTGGTTAAAATAAAACTATAAAAATGAGTTTACAAAATAAATGTGCAAAATGTGGATGTGAGGATAATTTCTTAACTACACCACCAGTATGTCCTAGTCCAGTAGGATGTCCTTTTGAAGAGTGTGCTGAGATTCAGTATGCACAATGTATTATGTATACAGGAGATGATATTTTATGTTTTGATGATACGGTAGTTCCTACAGATACAAATATGGCAGCAGCCATAAATAATATTGTAGACTACTTATGTTTTAAAACAACAGTAGCTAATAATCTTTTATGTAATACAGATGTGGTAGTAGCAGCTGACACAGCTATTACTTTAGCATTAGCAAATACTGTTTCTTATTTTTGTGCACAAACAACAATAACTACAGATTTAGATTGTGGTCAAACAACTGTAGTAGCCGAAGGTACAACAGTAGTAGATGCAATAGAAGATATTGTTTCTTATTTTTGTGATTCAACTATAATTCCAGCAGATATAAGTTGTGGACAAGATGTAGTTGTAACGGAAGATAGTACAATTATTTCTGCAATAGAAGATGTTGTTAGTTATTTCTGTACAGAAATTTCTAATTTACCTACAGTAACAATATTAGGAGATAACGGAATTGATGTTACTCCAGTTGTAGTAGGTAATAATACAGAGTATACGATCAGTGCTACAGGAGTTAAAAAGTTTGTAAAAGTATTTACAGGTGTTGTATTTGATAGTCAAGTAATAACTATACTGGGTACAGAACTTACAGCATGTGGATTATTATCACAAGCTTGTGGAGTAAATAATGTTAGACCATGTGATTTTACATTTAATGTAATGTATTTATTTAATGGGTCATGGATTGGTTTAACAAATGAAACAGGTGTAAGTATAACAGCAAATGATACCACAGGAGATATTGCAATAACATTAGATATAGCACCTATTGATCCACCAGTTACTGTAAGAGTAACTATTATTGGATAAAAAGAAGTTACAGTTTGTTGGTTTCTGTGACAACAACGGCATAGCCTCTGCACTTGCAGGGGCTTTGTTTTTTAGTTACATTTGCTAATGTCAATTTTTTTTAGTATATTATTATGAGGGAATTTAACAAGCCTGATTTAAATGCTTCTAGGTATAGACCTGAAGTATACACTATTTTGAACAAAGAGTTCTTTGATAACTTTAAAAAAATACATCCTAAATATAAGGATCTGGATAATAAAATACTTAGGAAAATCATTAAAAGATTTAACCAAGTATTATATCAAACAGTGATTGATACAAGGGATGGTGTCCAATTACCTGAGCAGATAGGTTGGTTATTTATTGGTACTTGTCAAAGAAGTAAAAAAGATAATATTGATTTTGCTAAATCAAATAAATACGGAGTACAAGTAAGCAATAAAAACTGGGACACAGATGGTAAACTAGCTAAGATATTTTTTACAAACTATGCACCTAAACACAAGATGAAGAATAGAGAGTTTTGGAGTTTTACTGCATGTAGGGAATTTAAAAGAGCTGTAGCTAAATCATATCCTGACAATTGGAATATGTATTTACAAGTTTTACCAAAAGCAAAAATAGATAAAGTTTATAATAGTGTAATTTATAGAGATCATTTAAATAAAGTTAATAAAAAAGCTTTAGAAAATTATAATGAATTTGAGATATGACAACAATTGGAGAAGCTATATCAAGAGTAAGAAATACGTTGAAAGCCGTTAAGGAAGATCCGTTTCTTACTGATAGAACAATTTACTATTCTATAATCAAATATGGACAAACTCTTTTAAAGAGAGAGGATAATCAATTTAGATTAATGAAAATTAGTTCTATCTTCAATGTGCTTCCCTATATTGAGTTAATTGATGTAGACAAAGTTGAAGCTGGTTGTATTGGTGTATACTCTGAGTGTTACTTTAAAAGATCTAAGGATAAACTTCCAACAATTTTTGATGGTGCAATGGGTCCTATCATACGTACTGTATCTTCTATAGATGGTTCTATAGAGATGTTCCGTACAGATCCTGGTACTTGGGTATCAATTACAAAATCAACCACATTTAAGTATAATAGAAAACAATACTTCTGGTATCTTAATGGATACATATACTGCCCTAATGTAGATTGGGATGCTATTAGAATGGAAGCTATCTTTGAAGGAGCTGTTGATACATGTGAGAGTGATGCTTGTTTAATTAGACAAGATAATCCATTACCTTTTCCTGAATATTTATTCTCTGAAATAGAGCAATTTGTTGTAAAAGAATTAACTATGGCTATGCAAGTTCCAACTGATGGACCGGATGATAGTCAAAACGTATTAAGATAATGGACTTTAACTATACACTAAAATATAGAACATTTGACCAGTTGCTGGAAGATGTTACTATTGACTTAAATACATTTGCCTTAGAGAATATGATTGAGCCACAACAGCTTATCAAATTAGCTAAGAAGATTAATTATGATTTAGGTCTTAGAATTAACCAGACTAAGGAGGTTATTCTAGATGTATGTCATCATAAGGTAAAACTACCTGATGATTTTTACACTTTCAACTTTGCTATGATCTGTGGAAATTTTAAAGAGATAGTAGGTTATGATGGTCTTGCTAGTGGTACTAATATGCAAGAAGTACTTTATCAAGAAGTACCTGGGAATGTAGATATCTGCGCTCCTGAAACTGTAAACTGTAGAACATGTAATTCAAATCCATGTAATCATACAGCTGCCTGTGACCTTAATCATCCTATAGTAGATCCAATTCCTACAGAGTATGACCCATTAAATCCTTACGGTAATACTTGTATTGCTCCAAGAGTATTTATGAATTGTAAGGGAGAGAAATGGGAGTTAATACAAGTTATTAATGCAACTACAACAAGACAGTATACTGCTCTAACACCATTGAGAATGAAAACAAGTCAGGAGATTGAGTGTGATTGTCCTAACTTGTATTTTAATACACCTAACGAAGGTTGGATTAAATATGGATTTTTAAACACAACTTTTGAATCTGGTAAAGTATATTTAAATTATCAAGGAGATCTTACTGATGACAATGGTAACTTAATGGTACCTGATCATGACTTATTGAATGAGTATTATGAGTATGCATTGAAGTCTAGAATACTTGAGAATTTGTTTTTAAATGGAGAAGATGTATCACAAAGATTACAGCTTGTAGAATCTAGATTGAAACCTGCAAGAACTAATGCTCTTAGTCTTGTCAATACTCCAAACTTTAGAGAGATGGAACAAATGTGGTGGACTAATAGAAAAGCAATGTATGGTAAGTATTATTATATGTTCATGAGTCATTCACCAAATGGTCCATATAGAAATGTGAATAATAGAGTTCTTTAGTTATGGCAAAAAATCAAGGTTTACAGGATACTGGTAAGATCACTACTAACGCTTTTACAAAAGGGTTAAATAAAGATTCTGACCCTTCATTTGTTACTGAAGGAATGTGGACCCATGCTGTTAACATGGTAAACAATACTATTGAAGGTGACATAGGTTCAATATCAAATGAAATATCAAATATACTTTGTGGTACTACAGGTAGAACAATGCCTGCAACAGTAACAGATAAGTATATCATTGGTGCAATATATCTTTATTCAGATAAGTGGATTGTTTTTACAGCAGGACATGGAAGTACTGGAAAAAGAATAATGTCTGAAATAGGATTATTTGAAGAAGATGTATGTTTGTATAGAGAGATTGTACAAGATTCATGTTTAAATTTTGATAAAAGATATCTTATATCAGGTTCATCAAGACAAAGAGAAGATTGTTCTTGGCAAGTATATTGGGCAGATGGGTTTAATCCAGATAGATTTTTAAATGTAGGGGATCCACAAACTTGGCCTACTCCAGATTATAGTTGGTTAGGTGGTGGTGCATCATCTATGAACTATTATTCTAATGGTGTTAATACAAATTTTTTGTGGCCTGGTGTAGCTTGGAATATAACTACTCTTGTTGTTAATAATTGTAATTATGATACTCCAACAAACTCACTGGATTGTCCACATACTAGATTAGCTAGATTAATGGAGACACCTTGTCTTAATTTAACATTAGGTCAACAAGGTGGGACCATGGCTAATGGTACATACTTTGCATTGATTGCTTATACAATAAAAGGACAAAAAGTAACAGACTACTTTTCTCAAAGTAATTTTCAATTTGTGTATTCAGTTAATGATCTAGAAGGATCATTGACTCTTGAAGTAAGTGCAGATTCAGAAAATTTTGATGAGTTTGAATTAGTAATTGTAGAAGCTACTAATCAACAAACTGTTGCAAGTAGAATGGGAATATATTCTACTACTACTAGTAAAATTGCTATTGATCAAATTAATCCTAGTTTGATAAAAATTCCATTAGAGGCATTACCTATTCAAACACCTGTATTTGAAACATCAGATCAAATTACTGATGTTAACAATTACTTGTTGAAAGTAGGTCCAAGATCTAAATTTGATTTTAACTATCAGCCACTTGCTAACATGATTAGTGCAAGATGGGCTAGTGTTGAATACCCAGCTGATTATTATATGAAGGGTGGGAATAAAACAAATTATTTACGAGATGAAGTTTATACTTTCTATGTTAGATGGGTATATACAACAGGTGATAAATCTGCATCATATCATATTCCAGGTAGAGCACCAAGAAACTTTAATGTACCTGGTGTAGGACAAAGATTTGAAACGGCTGATCTTAATGTAGCAAACACTTTAGCAACAGATGATAAAGTATTTGAAGTATACAATACAGCTACTCAATTACCTTACCCTACAACATTACCAAATGCAACTTTAAACTCATCTGGTAAATGGGTTATGGATGATGGTGGTGTATTACTTGCTATAGGGGAAATGGGTTATTGGGAATCTACAGAAATGTATCCTGATAATAGACCAGATATATGGAACTCTAGTGAGTACTGTTGGACAGGTCCTTCAGCACAAGTACCTCCTAATAAAACAGCAGGTCCATTTGATTTATGTGGTCAACACATTAGACATCATAAGTTTCCTGAAAACTATATAAACAACAATACAACAACTGATGCATTACACTTTAGACCAAATTCAAATATTGCAACATCTGGTCAAAATTATAATATAAGATTAATGGGTGTTGTATTTGAAAATATAACTTTACCTAAAGATCAAGACGGGATTGATATTCCTGGTATTGCTGGTTATGAAATATTAAGAGGTTCTAGAGAAGGGAATAAAACTATCATTGCAAAAGGAATGGTAAATAACTTCCGTACTTTTCAACCAAGAGGAGCATTGGCACAAAACACAACAGGATTGTATGCTAACTATCCTTATAATACTATTATACCAATAGGTAGTACAAATAATTCCTCAAATCATAATTATCTTTATAATGATCCATATATTAAGAATGAACCTGTAAATGGAACTGTGGTTAATCAAAATATACCTACAGATATATTTACATTCCATTCTCCGGATACAATGTTTAGAACACCGTACCTCTCTACTACAGAATTTAAAGTATATGGGACATTAAATGGTTATGCTAACATGGCTTTCCAAGAACCTATTGGTCATCCAAAATGGAAACTACTATCTAATGCTGTTGTAGCTGCTATGATTGTAGGGGGAGTTATTGAGACTGTTATTGCTTTGCTTGGTAAGAGAACTATGAATAGTCCGACAATCTTATCATATACAGAACAGTATAGAGGAACAGGTGGTTTTGGTTCAATTAATCTTGCCTTAGATTCAACAGGTGTAGGACAACTTACTTCAGGAACAAGTACACCTGGTGCTGGAGGTTCAATAACAGACTCTGCTGCACAAGATACTGCTTTAAGTACTATAAATACTGCTGCAGGTACATATAATAGTTTTGTAAATAATTATTACAGTTCAGGTTTAGCATTGGCAGATGTATTTATAGGTATAGCTGCTGGTTATGATAATACTGCTGCTGCTAATAATGAAAGTCTTTTTGTGTCAACAGTCAATGGTGCAGCTGATAATGCTGGTGTATCACCAATGGCTGTTTCTGGTAATCTTGAATTACCTAAGTTTGCTTATTTAGATCCTGCTTCAAGAATTTTAGGTGCATTAAATGCTATATCATTTTATTTTGCAGAGGGTGCTGAATTAGTATTGAGAACATTTTATGCTTTTGTTCAATACGAACAATATGCATTGCAACAAGTAAGTCATGGTTTTTATGGTAACATGGCAAGTTTACCTACTACAGCATTAAGTAGATTTAGAATAGAAGATAGTTTTTATATTAGAGATAATGTACAAGAAGTTCCTAAGTATCAAACTAATACAGGTACATTTATTAGTTATAATATAAATAACTTAAAGAGATCTGATGCCGTTGTAGTAAGAACTAAATCAGGTCCTTATTATAATGGCGTGTATCCAAATGGTGTGACTATTGGTCCAAATTTAATTACATCAGGTGTAACAGATAAGTCATTAGTTACATTAGGAACAATAGTTCAAAATAGTAGTAACCCTGCTTTTATAAGTACAAACCTTCCTAATTTTGAGGAGGATTCAAAAACAAAACCTTTTAGTTTAACTATTGCTAGTCATTATGGTGGATTAAAAGGAAGAGTAAGAAATCAATATGGACAGATAGGTAGTGAAAGTCAAATTACAATTACACCATGTGAACAGAAGTTAAAAAATTATACCATAGCTCAACCAAGTTGGACATGTCCTATTGATAACGTTTTCTATAACTTTAAAGTTATTAGTAGAACACCTATATTATTTGGTGGTGATACTTATATAAACAGGTACACTGAGAAAAATAATATGATGTTTTTCTATGATTGGTTATATGGTCAACCAGATGGTTTTGAGTATAACTACTATCTGCATAGTATGATTCCTTTAACAAGATTTAAAGTAAATAGTATCAGATATGATGTTGGTTATTTATCAGAAGTATTTAACTTCTCTTCACCATCTACACCAGGTACTGGTGCATATCCAGGTTCTTTTTACAATCTTGATTATTTTGTAAATAGTAATAGACGTTATAACTATGCAACTGATGTATCATTACCAAGTGGCTTATTAGGTGATAGATATGTAGGATTATGGTCTGTAAAAGAAGCATACTTTTATTTAGCTAATTCAGGTATTAGAGATTTCTTTGTAGAGTCTGAAGTTATTGTTGACTTTAGAAAACAAAGTCCAATAGAAGGAGGTAAACATTATGATCCATATAGATATACGGACTATCAGGCAATGTTTAATATGAATCCTAATGTTATGGGAATGCTGAGTGAGTATATTTATGATTACTCATTAAGTGTATCAAAACTTTATAATCAATATTTTTCTGCAGGTAGTGTACAAAGTAGATACTATGATCCTAGTGTAGCTAAGTTATGTTATACTTATTATCCAGATAGAATTATTTATTCATTGCCTCAACAAATGGAGGCAATTAAAGATAGTTGGTTTATATACTTAGTAAATAACTACAAAGAATTTACAGGTCAGATTTCAGGTGTTAAGGCAGTAAACAAAAGTGGTATTTTCATTACATTTAAAAATGAAAGTCCATTGATGTTCCAAGGTACTGATACATTAGAAACTGATTTAGGTACCAAGCTTACTATTGGTGACGGACTTTTATTTAGTCAACCACAGCAGTCTGTAACTAATGCAGATAATGCATATGAATTTGGTTCTTCTCAAAATAGATTATCAGTAATTAATACTCCTGTAGGGTTGTATTATATGTCTCAAAACCAGGGAAGAATTTTTTCTTATGGTCAAGGTCTGCAGGAAATTTCTCAAGCTGGTTTGAAATGGTGGTTAATATTATATATGCCATACAAGTTAACAGATGATTTTCCAAATTACCCATGGCAAGATAATCCAGTTGCTGGTATTGGTTGTCAATCTACATATGATAGCTCAAGTACTATCTTGTATTTTAGTAAAAAAGATTATCAATTAAAACCTCAATTTAAAGGTAGAGTTGAATATAGAGACTTAAATCCAGATGGAACGGGTGATGACTTTATATTAGATGGTCAACAAAATTCTAGATTTAATCTAGGAGATCCTTATTTGTTTGATGATGCATCATGGACATTAAGCTATGACCCTAAGAATCAGTTCTTTATATCATTCCATGATTGGCATCCGGATTTACTTATTCCTACAAAAGATATCTTTATCAGTAGTAAGAAGAATACTCTATGGAAACACAATTATATTTGTGATGGTTACACTAATTACTATGGTGTACAGTACGGATATGAGATTGAGTTTCCAGTTATAACAGGACAATCTGTAATGACAACTAGATCTATTGAGTATATCTTAGAAGCATATAGAAGACGTGGTGATAGTTGTGTTGATCAACATAATGTGTTAGATTATAATTTTGATAGAGCTGTAGTATACAATGCTGAACAAGTTTCTGGATACCTAAACCTTAACATCTATCCTAAAAATAATGTTAATCAATCATTAGACTATCCAAAACTAAATGCAAATCTTAACTCATATGATATCCTTTACTCTAAAGAAGAGAACAAGTATAGATTTAATCAGTTCTGGGATATTACAAAACAAAGAGCTGAGTTCCCTAATGGATCAAACTATCCACCAACAGGACCTGTAGTGCCAGGCACTACTGTTCTTCAAGGATCTTATTCTTCAGAGAATACATGGATAACTGCACCAGATGGTTTCACTAGAATCTTGAATCCAAATAATATGGATTATGCTAAACCTCAAATGCAAAGAAAGAAGTTTAGAAATTATTTGAATTTTATAAACCTTAGAAAAAATCAAGGTGACGATGTCAATGTGATTTTCAAAATGTCTAATAGTAAAAATCAATTTTCTCCTAGATAATGTATAATAAAAAAGTTCTTATTGATTCACTCAAAAATCTTGGTAGTGCTAAAGCACCTGTTAAAAGACGAGATATATTGGTAGATCCAAGTGGAAACCCTTTGATGAGTAACGGTGGTTTAAATGAAAAACCTAACAAAAAAGTTAGTATACAAAAATCTAACATACAAGGTAAAGGTTTGTTTGCTGATGAACCAATCAGAGCTGGTGAGATAATTGGTCTTTCACATATTAAATCATCTTTCCAAAAGAATGGTGAAACATATTTGAAAAGTAAAGAGACTCCTGTTGTAGGAGCACATTACAATCATTCTGATGATGCATTCAATGCTGGTTCTATAATTCAAGGTAACAAAAGATATTTAAGAGCCCTTAAGAACATTCAACCGGGAGAAGAAATAGCAGGTAACTATTACGAAGATAACGACCCCACTTTAGAAACTCCAGATGATTTTAAAAAAGGTGGTTCTTTACCAAAGATGCCTAGAAAGAAAAACTCTAAAGGATACTCAAGAAGTCTAGAGGCTACAAATAAGTTCTTTACACAAAATTCATTCTTTGCTAAACCTAAGTCTAGAAAGAATAAAGTGTATGATCCTAATGCTAAGTACTATAGAAAAGGAGGAGCTACAACTCCAGAAGAATGGGGTCAAGAAATTAGAGACATAGAAAGTCAAATAGGAAATCCAGATAGCTGGACATTAGAAGATTATTATTTGTTACAGGATAAACTTAATGATTATAGAAATTGGAGAGAAACTACTGCTGAAGGTCAAGCAGTAAATGATTCACATAATGAAGAAGGAGAATATGATATTCCTCTTCCTGAGCATTTACAAGACTATACAAATGCAGTTATGAAATCCAAACTTGCATATGCAAATGAATTTGGTAATCCCGCTGCACAAAGAATGATTGTTGTACCAGACCAACCATATGATTTTGGTGATGGTAATTATGGAACACATTATATGGCCAGTATGGATAACTATGCTGTTCCACAAATACAAGAGGAAAATGGTCAATTAAATTTTGGAGATTATGATCATTCTTCTAAAGAAGCAATGCAGTTTGATAATCCAAATGATGCAAGATACTTTGCAGAACATTATAAAGATGTGTCACCAGCATTTATAGAAGCAGAACTTACTCCTAAAGAAATACAAGAGTATGCTAAGGGTGGTTTTATTATAGAAGACATTTCTGTACCTGAGTTAACTAAAGCTAACTTAGGTAAAGTAGTTAAAACTGTAACTAAAGCACCACCTGTTAGAAGATATACTGGTACTATAATAGGACCTGCTGGTGTAAGCAGTACTGTATTTCCTCGTGGAACTACTACTATATTACCTAAAATAAATCCTACTCAAATAGATTTAAAAAATATACCCGCTGATCTTAAAGCACTTCAAATAAATTACCCTTTAAGTATAAGCGGTGATACTGGTTATCTTTCTGTTCATCCTAATAATAAAGTAGAGGATAATGTTTTTCATTTTAGTACTAAAATGACTAGTCCTTTAGAAGCAGGAAAAGCATTTAAAATAGCTAATGATGCATTTCCACAACCGTTTCCTTCTATATTAGAACCACATAGTTTAAGTTTAGATTCATATAATCTATTACTAAACATGGCAAATAAAAAAGATTGGGATATGAATTTTGAAAATTATATTCCTTTAAATTTTGCGGCAACACATAGTAAACTATTTGAAGGTTTAGATAATGTACCAAAAGGGTTACGTTCATTAAGACAATGGGATCCAAAGGCTGCTGATGAGATGATTGGTAGATTGAATGCAGATTTACAAGGTAGGGGTTTAACAGAAAAAGCTTATTTACAACTTATTCCAGGAAGCAATACAGGTGAAATAAGAATTCCAAATTATAAACTTACTAGAAAATATAACTTAGGTGGTGTTGCTAAAGTAGTTCCTCCTAAATTAGGTCTGGTAGTTAGTTCTAATTTGATAAAATCACTTAGAGGTTTAGGTGCTGTAAGTAAAAATTTACCTGCTTTAAATTATGTAGCAGATAATTATTTAAAAGGTTTATCTAGTCAGATTAATCTTCCAGCTGCTATTCCAGGTGCTCAGTTTGAATTGCCAAAGTTAGACTTACAGCAAACAAAAAAATTATTGGAAAAAGTTCCTATGCTAGAGAGTGATTTTTTAACTCAGTATAGTGGTTACAATCCAATTATGTATGATGGTGATCAACCAATAATAACAGGTGGTTTAACTGGACATAAAACATCATTTGAAAATTTTGATAGATCTTTTAGAGGTAGTGGTTTAGGTAATCAAGAAGGTGGTGCATATTTTACACAACATCCTGACTTTGCTGCAAGTGCAGCTAGAAGTAGTAGTTTAGGTGGTTATGGTTTAATACCTCAATCTAAAACATTTACACCTTATGTTTCAGAAGCTTTATTTAAAAATCCTCAAAACTTTTTAAATTATAATGCACCAATGACTAATGACTTTATAAAAAAAGTAGGCTTGATAAATGGTGTAGATCCAAGAAATTTTCAAAATGGATATGAGTATGAACAGGCTTTAAGAACAAGTTTTAATCCAACTGGTAATGAAGATTTAATTAGAACAAGTCAAGCTCAAGCTGCAGATGCATTAAGAGATAAAGGTTTTACTGGTGCTTTTGATCCAAGAGAAATAACAGTTTTTGATGAGAGTGATGTAAAGAAAATAAAACAACAGGAGTTATATAAAGATCTTGATGATGCTTTGATAATGTCTTACTTAAATGCTGCTTCAAAAAATCAAGAACAACAAAGTGACGTTGAAAAAAAATTAGTAAAATCATTTGAAGAGTATTTAACAACTGGTAATAAACAGAAATTAATAGATGCTGAAAGAAAATATGGAGGTGCTTTAAACCAAAAAAGAAATGGTGGCCCAGCTCCTGTTCAAATGGATACACCTATTGAAGAAAATGATCCTTCAAGTAATTTAATAGATGCAAACTCTTACTTTAGTAACTGGTATGGGAATAGACAATTACCTTTTGATGAAATAGGTAATAAGACATATGAACGTACATTAAAACAATTCTTACCAGTTTATAATCCGCAATCTCCACTATTGGATGAATTAAATCAATCTGTGCCTTATGAGTATGCTAGTATAATTAATGATGATCCAAATGTAATGGGAGAGTTAGTGTATGATGATGAGGGTGATGCTGAAAAAATATTACTAAATGAAAAGTTGAAAGCTGATCCAAAAGAATTAAATTCAACTATTGCACATGAAGAAAGAACAAGACTTTGGGATAAATTTGGTGATAAAATATTACCTGCTGAACAAATTATTATTCAACCTAACTTAAAATCATTTGAAGAAGGTTGGGGTGATCTTAAAGGTGCAGATAAAAAAGCAGCTAGGGATTATTATGATTATCTTACAGATCCTAGTCAAGACAACATACAGTCTTTAATATTTGAGGTAAGACAAAGTAAAGGTCTTCAACCAACACAAGTTATTACAGATGAGGATATTAAGTCTTGGAAATCTGAAGCAGAGAAAAATGGTGCATTGGATAAAAATAATCCTAATTATGATCCTGCATTATACAATCTTTTCAAAGTTGTAAAAGATGAGAAAGGATTAAAAGATCTATTTAACTATATTGCAAAAAATGATTCTCAAGAAGAAATGCAATATGCTCAACAAGGAGGTTCTATTGATTATGAACTTGGAGATGAAATAGATGAAGCTACTATGCAACAATTAAAGAAATTAGGTTATACGTTTGAAAAAATATAGTGATGGCAAAGTACAGAATAACTAGTATTCCACAGGAATTACCTCAAGCCAGATTTGGTAAAACAATTAAAAATAGTAGACTTAAAAAAAGTAAATTTAAATCTTCAAATAAATCACAAGATCCATATGATGGGGAAACACCAGCTTCTCCTATGGTAGAAGTACAAGGAGTACAGCAACCATCATATTGGAATGAATCATTGCCAGGTTATATGAGAGGTGAAGGATGTCCTCCAGGTATGTATGAGTTTAATGGACAATGTTTACCTGAATCAGAATATATTGCTGCTTCTAAAGCAGAAATGAATCAAATACAAAAAGACTTTGAAGCTAAACAATTAGCTAGAAATACAGCTTTAGCTAAAGACATAAATGATATACGTACTAAAGCAAATGAACAACAAAAAAGATGGTATAAAGAAGAGAGTGATAAATATCGTGAGACATTTGCTAAATCTAAAAAACAAGATAAAATTGAACCTTGGAAAAAAATTCCAGAATCTAATGTTTCACCGGAAGAAGAAGCTGAGTTAAAAAATAATTTTCTTGTTCATAAGAAAGATGGTTATATAGAATTGTTTCCTAAAAACATAGTTCAAGATAGAATTATTACAAATGGTTTTCAAGCAGAGCAATTTAAAAACTATTGGGGTTTAGATCCTAAACAAGTTAAAGAACAACTTGGAGATTTAATGGGAGCAGCTAAAGCTAACTATGAAGCTGAAGTAACTAAGAGTATACTTACAAAAGCCATTGAGCAAGGTAAACCTGTAGACCAAGTTATTAAAGGACTTTCTCCTAAAATAGGGACACAGTCAGGTTTAAAATCTACATTTGAAAAACCTACAAATAAAATAATAGATGATGCATATGCAAGTCTTGTTTCAAATATAGATTCTATACCCGGAACTGATAGAGCTAAGGTTGATCAGGATCGTAAAATATTTTTAGAATCTGATGACCCAATGACTGCATGGGAAAAGAGATATCATAGTGGTACAAATAACTTAGGAGATTTTATTAATTATCAATCTCAAAAAACTGAAAGAGGTGAGAAAGCTTATTCAGATTGGATGGATAAGTATGGAAAAGCAGGTCAGTATGATGGACTTACTTTTGCAAAAGATGATGCTATGGCTAATGTTAGACAGAACAATGCATTATTGAACCAAACTTTAAATCAAAAGAATGCACTAGCTGCTGCAAATACTGCTAAAGCTAAAGATTTTAATGATGCTTATTTAGCATACATGCAAAATTTTCAATCAGATGCTACTAAACAAGTTCTTAAACAAGCATTAGATAATGCAGGTTCTACACAAAAAAGTAAACTTGAAATATTAAAATCATTTCAAGAGGATCCTAGTCAAGCAATGCAAAAATTATTAGAACAAAAAACTGGTGATAAAAAAGAAACATATGCCGATATATTAAATAACAGTATAGAGGCTAGACTTTTATATGAAAAAAATCCTGACACAATAAAACAAGTTTCAGGAAATCAATTTAATATTGATGAAAATACTGGAGCTAAAGTAAAAGATTGTTTAAAACATCCTTTTGATTGTATGTACTATGCAATGAATGCGAGAGAAGGTATGTGGGATGGACCTAAAAATTTAACCTATTCTCAAAGAAAACAGATTGAAGATGAGACAGGAGAGGATTTAGGTACAATGCCTGTAAGTGTAATGAGTCCTTTTAACTTTCTTTTACAACCTTTTAATCCATTTAAGATTGGTTTCAATCTAAGAGAAGGTTATGATAAAGGAGAGTTTCTTCCTGCTGTAGGGAAAGAATTATGGGATGTTGGATCCACATATGGTGGTATCAAAGGATTAAATGCAATTACAAAAGGTGCTAAATGGTATAAGCCCAATTTGATAAAACCACTTATGTCTAATGTATTTAATAATCCAATTAGTCAACTTAGTTACTATGCAAATGCACCAGCTTTTGCTGAAAGTGCATATGATAACTTTGAGAAAGGAAACTATGGTACAGCTGCATTAGATGCTTTAGGTGCACTACCTGCTGTAGGAGTTGCTAAAAATGCTTTTAAGACACTTAATACTTTAAAAACTCCGGGAACTATGATAGCAAATCTTAGTCCGGAAAGTAGATATGCATTTACATATAATGCTGCAACACCTGGATCTGGAATATTTATGGGTAATCCAAGTACTGCTATTCCTGGTATAGGTCAACCAAAATTTCAATCTATCACAAAACCTATTAATACATTAAGTAAAGGTTTAGGTTTTGGTGAGTTTAATATTAATAAAGTTAATCCTGGATGGAGAGTACCTCAACAACCAATGAATACAAATTTGTTAGGTTATTCAGATGGTGGTTTAATTAAAGCTAGAACTGGTGCAATTGTTAAAGGATTACAATCTTTAGGTGCATCAGGTAAAACTGCAGCAAGAATGGCTAACATAGGTACTATAGGTACTGTAAATTCATTAGCTAAAAATATAGCACCTATAATGATAAATCCAGTAAGGATACCTTTGTTTGGTACAAGCATTGAAAAAATGGGTCCATTTACAGGAAGTCCTTTAAATGCTCTTCCTTTCTATGGAGAAAAAATGAATCCTATGGATGGTACAGCATTTAGAAAATTTGGTGATACATTAGATTATGTAAAAATGTCTGGAGAATTAAATCCTTCAGCTGGTCCATTATTAAGAATGGGTAAAAATCAAATTATGTCTGAAGGTAATTGGGCTGAACTTAATGAACCTAATGAACAATATTCAGGAGTATTTGGTGCTCAATTTAATAGAAATGTTCCTGGTTCTGATATAAGTTTTCAAAAAATGTCTAATAGAAATGGTGTTTTAGTTACAGATGCTCTTGGTAATAGAAAGCCTAGTATTCCTTTATCTGAACCAGGTCTTTCATTCCATAGAAGATTACCTTTTTCTAATAGATACATTCCTGTTAACATGGATAAACTTAGAAATGATGAGTTTGATTGGAGAACTCAAGGAGGAAATTTACAAAGTTTAATAGAACGATATGGTTATGGTGCTGCTTATGCTGCAGCTCTTGCTGGTATGGGTATGGCTGCACCTCAAGAATATCTTGATGAATATGTTACAGAGCCTGTTAAAAAAGTTTATAGTAAAGCTGAAGAGTTATTAACTAACCCGTGGGTAAAACCAAAAAATAAAAAAGGTGGTATGGTAGCCAAGTTATCTAAAAAAGAAATAGATCAGTATATTAAAGATGGTTATATCATTGAGGATGAGTAAACTTTTAAAGTGTATTGATTAAATTAAAATTTAGTATATTTATATATATAACATGTTATGAAGAAGCAAGTAAGGATTAGAAAAGCACTTCCAGGTGAAACTCCAGGGTACTATAACAAAACTGCTAAGTTTTTAGAAAAAGCAGCTATGGGTATGGAAGTAGGAACTCCAAGTATGGATCCGGCTAAACTAAATCAAATATATGATCAGGTTTATATATCATTAAAAAATGATGCTACACCTGATATGTTATTTAATCAACTTATTAATGAGTATGCATTAGATGAGAATACATCTATAATGCTTATTAAATCTGCTATGAGTAAACTTGCAGAAGAAGGTTATGTTGATCCAGAATTAGTTGAAGATAAAACTCAAACAGAAGAACCAGCTAATCCACAGCAACAAACAGATGAAGATAATGAAAGAGCAGCTTCAGATGCAGAGCAAGAAGAACTAGCAATTTCTGATGGTGGTTTATATGATGAGGAAGATGCACAAATGAATCAGAATTCTGCTTTAGAAATGACACAGGATGAAGAAGAACAAGCTTTTAAATATGGTGGTTACTTTGATGATGGTGGAGAGTATCCTGAATTTGAAGATATGAACCCTAACCAACAACCAAGTAGAGAACAAACTGTAATAAATCAGTATGGTACACCGGGGAAAACACCTGAAGGAAAACCTTTCTCTATGGAAGATTTAATTGCTATGACACCAGGTGCACAACAGATGCCAGCAACTCCAGATCTATCTTATTACTTAGGTGATTACAGAAGTGCATCTGATTCTTACCAACCTCAAGATTATTTACCAAGAGCACAATATGGATTAAATACACCTCCTGTTAAAAATGCACTTCAAAAATTAGCTGAGTATGTTCCAACTATTGGATATGCTAACAAAGCAAATCCTTTATCTAATTTATCTACAGTACGTAAAGCATTACCTGTATTTACAGGTATTGGTGATGCAATGACTAGGTTACCTTATGTAGGAGCAAAGTTTGCTCCAAAATTAGCTACTCCATTTACACAGAATAGAACTGAGCTTTGGAATGTTATTAATGGAGCTACTCCAAAAACAGGAGTGTTTAGTCAGAATGGGACATATGCTGGTGGAACTGATGGTAGCTTACAAGCTGATAGGTTAGTATTAGATCAAGCAGATGTTCAAGATTTAATAATGCAATTAGAAAGAACCAATAATGAACCTTTTACATTAGAAGACCTTTACGGTAACATGTCTCAACAAGAAGGTTTGATTAGTGGTATTTACCCTCCTCAAACAAAAGTTATTGGTGGTGAAGATGATGCTGGTAATAAATTTTTTGAGTTTAAACATACTTTTGGTCCTAACCAAAATTTACCTTTTGGTACAACACCTCCTAAAGCTAAAGAAGTTACATTTAAAAATAGATTTTATTACAATCAAGACCCTGAGACAGGTGGATTAAATGTATTTGATCCATTAGGTAATCCATTAACAATGGGTGTTCAAACAAAATCAAGAGTTACAAGACCAATTGGTTCTTCATTTACAGGTAGCATGAATGAGTTGTTATTAAAAGATTTTGGAACAACTCCTTTTCCTAATTACATGGATGATTTTAAAGGTGTAAACAAAGTTGATATAACAGGTCTACCACCATCTACATGGGATACTTTAAGTAACAGAGGAAAAATTGGTAGAGGTTTAGAAACATATGGAACAACTGGATTAAACCAATTATTCAGAACTGGTGCAAAAGGAATTGAAAATATTGATCAACCTGTATATGGTTATGCAAACATGGCTCTTGGACCAAACATTCAAGACCCTGCTGCTATACCTTATTCACAAACAGCATCTGATATTAAGAATGCTATTAACTATAAGTATAGATTAGGTTTAAAGACTACACTTATTGGTGGTGGTTTAGGTTATCTAGGTTATCAAACATATGATGCATTAGCACATCCGTGTCAATGTGAGGATCGTAATTTACCAAACTTCCAACCTAAAAATGCTCTTGGTAAATGTACATGTGGTACTGATGTAGGGCCAAGTAGAGTTTTAGACCCTACTCCTATTAGAGAAGATGGTACTATTGATCCGAATTCATTACGGACACCAGATAGTTTAAAATTCTTAAAAGGACAAACTCCTAGTGACTATAACTATTATAGATACCAAGATTCAAATGTTGTAAACCCAAATTTACAAAACCAAGTATTACCTGATGATTTTGCAAAAGGTGGTGTTTCTGAAAACAGATTTATTAAAAAAATGGTTTCAATGTATGCAGAAGGTGGTGATACTGAAGCATTAGGTAAAGGTAATAGAAAAGATACTTTGACAGATGATGTTGCTAACATGAAAAACTCTTTCATTAGTACATTAAAAACTAATTCTAATAAAGCTATATCAAAAGATATTTATAAGAATGCTCAGGGTAATCCAAAGATTCTAAACATGTTAACGCAAGATGGTTATAAAGAAAATCTTGCTGAAGAAGAACCAATGAATACAGATTTTACTGCAGCATTTGGTGGATTTGTAGATATGAATGCTGAAGAACCACTTGTTAAATTTATTTATGGTGGTGATGAGAGTGAATACTATGAACCATATGATTTAGAACAAGCTAGAGATGGTATTACTATTACTAACAAAGCTGGAGAGCTAAGAGGTATGCAAGATAAAATGAATTATCAAGAATGGGCAGATAATGAAATATTAAATAGAAAAAGTGAAAGAGAAGATTGGGAAGCTGCTAATCCAGATGGGGACTATGATGTTGATGTTAAATTAGATGATAGGACATATGATGATTATCAAAATTTTTATGATGAAGCATTGAAAGATTATACTAATATAGGTGGTGAAGAACAAGAAGAAGAAGGAAGTACTCAGAAGTGTCCAGCAGGATATACTTGGAATGGATCTGCTTGTGTATCAAATTCAAGTGCAAGCTTGCAATCAAAGAAAACTCAGTGTGGTCCTGGTACAGTTTGGAATGACAAATACAACATGTGTATTCCAATAGCTAAAATGAACTATAAGTATACACAGGTTAGAAATCCAGGTGGTTATGGTCGTAACTTAGTTCCGTGGAATCCAGTGTTTGGTGCTGCAGGATCATGGGTTAAACAAAAAGGTTCTCCATATTATTTAAATGATGGTAGATCTTATAATGGTCTTATACCAGACAAACCTGTTGCAAGTTACACTACTAAGAAAGGTTTATTAGGTGGTAGAAAAAAATGGATTGACATCTATCAAGTAGATGGTGATGGTACTGGAGTTCCTATGGGTGATTTACAAAACCTTGAGGGTATGTTAGATAACCGTAGAGGTTCTGGAAACAAGTCTAATCTTGGTCGTCTTGATAAAAAAATGGTAAAAGATGCACTTCAAGATGGTTGGTCAATGGTTAATTACAAAAACAATGACAAGCCTGAAAAGACAAGTAGAAGAGATCGTTTAGAAGATCAAGCAAAAGAAAGATTCCAATTTAGTGATGAAGAGTGGGATGAGCAAACTAGAAGAGGTCAAAGAAATCTAAGACAAGCTGAGAGATATGAACAAGGACGTGGTGCTAGATACAATACTGATCAAGTTTATTATGGTGCTAGAGATGCAGTTGATAATGTAAAGAATGCATATGGTACTCTTAAAACATTAGTTGATAGAATAAAAAATCCTTCTTTTAAAAGAATGGGTGGTGCATTTGAAGTAGGTACTGGTTTTGGTATGGGAGCTGGTCAAAATCAAGCAGGATATAATCCTTATTCTCAACAATCTCAATTTGAAAATGATCTGTTTGGTGCACAAGCTCCTAACAAAATGCCACAACAACAAAACCCATTCAACTTTATAACTCAGACTGGGACAGGTTCTTATGCTGAAACTGCAAATACTGGTCATACATTAGGTAACCAAGGTCAAGAAATTATACCTCAAGAGCCAGCACCTCAACCTAATCCAAATCAGTATGTTGGTGTAGAAAGACAACGTAAAACAGCTAGAAACTTTGATGGTGAAGCAGGAGTTAATGCATTTAATTCAATGGCTAATGCAGGTCTAGGTTTTATGGAAAGAATGCAAAACAATCCAATTGAAAACAATATGTTGTTAGACAAGTTTGATCCAATGGCTAATGTAATGGCATCTAATCAAACTGATAAGGGAGATTGGGGAGATATAGGTAGTAAAACTGGTATGTTTAGATACGATGAAATGGGATCAGACAGAAACAGTAGAGCAACCTTTGGTAATTATGCAAACAGTAATGCTGCTCAATATGGTGGTTACATGCAAGATGGTGGTTACATGGATGATGAAGAAGTATATATGACTCCAGAAGAATTAGAACAATTCTTAGCAGCAGGAGGACAAGTTGAATATTTATAAAGAACCCGATGATAAAAGTTAGAATTAAAAAATTACCTCAAGCAAAAACAGGATATCAAGTCCAAGGTGCTTTAGTAAATGATGTTCCAGCAATGGGTGGAGCAGACTATAATGCTTATATAGGGAAGCCTAAACTTATAGCTAGTAAGTATATTACTGCCGTACCAAGAGATGAAGCTAACTTAGAAGCAGAGGGTGGAGAAACTGTATATGGAGACATCAATGGTGATGGAATGCCAGAACAACAAATCATTAAAGGTCCAAGACACCATAATGGTGGAGTACCATTAAATTTACCTGAGGATACTTTTATTTTTAGTGATACTAGAGGTATGAGAATAAAAGATCCAGCTGTACTTGCTATGTTTGGTAAAGGTGGTATAAACAAATCATACACTCCTGCAGAACTTGCAAAACAATATGACTTACAGAAGTATAGAAAAATCTTAGAAGATCCTGATACTGATGCTATAGAAAGAAAATCAGCTGAGTTGATGATGAAGAAGTATGTCATTAAGTTAGGTTGTTTAGCATTAGCTCAAGAATCAATGAAAGGTTTTCCTCAAGGAATTCCTGCTGTAGCTAAACCTTGTATGGAAGCAAGAGGTCTTACAGAAGAACAAATTCTACCTGCTAAAGAAATCAGTGCATTAAATGATCAGTTGAAAAAACAAATGAAACAACAGGAGAATTCAGATCAGACAATGGAATCAGAGTATGATCAGAATCAAATGATGCAAGCTGAGGAAATGAACCAAGGTCAACCTGTTGCACAAGCTCAACAACCACAAATGTCTCAAGAAGAAATGATGATGTATGGTGGTGGTATGAGAAGATTAAGAAGAGCTGCAGAAGGTATGCAACAACCATCTCCTGAAGAAATGGCAATGATAGAACAACAAGGTGCACAAGGTGCACAAGGTGGTCAAGATCAGATGATGGAAATCATGCAAGAGGTTCAAGGTGCTTTACAAAGAGGTGCTGAACCTGCTGAAGTTGTTATGAGTTTATTACAGAATGGTCTTCCACCTGAAGCTGTAGTACAAGTATTTACTCAATTGGGTGTTTCTCAAGAAGAGGCTGTGGGTCTTATTCAATCAGTAATGTCCCAAGGTCAAGGTGGACAAGAACAAGCAATGGGTCAACAACCTCCTATGGAAGAAGAACAAATGGCACCACCAATGGCTGCCTATGGAATGTCTATGGGTGGTTATGATATGCCTTTCTATGATATGCCAGAAGCAGAGTATGGTATGTCAATGGGTGCAGGTATGTCTCAAAACTATCAAGGTAGACCAAAAAGAATTCCTGCATCAGGTCCAATAACACGTATGGTTAAAGCTAGAGATGGTATAGCAACTACACAAGGTGGACCTGTAATTATTGATGCAACTAATATGACTGAAGATCAACTTCAGAGAGCTATATGGAATGCAAAAGATAAAGATAAAAATGCTGAAATACAAGTAACACGTAAAGGAGAAGATGGAAAAGTTAAGACTCAAAAATTAAAAAGTTCTGGTTTTACAATTCCTAGTGGATCTGATATTAAAGCAGATGGCTTAGATGGTTTTCCAGATACACCTACAGGAAGAGTGGCAGCTTCTCAATACATGTTAATTAAAGATAATCTTAATAACCCAACCGTTAGAGCTGAGATTATAAAAAATACAAAACAAATTGTTGATGATCCAGCAGCATGGAAAGGTAAAACTTCTACATCTATAGATCCAAATAGAAAATGGTCTGTTAAATATGGAGATTTACCAACAGATGATGAAGTTATAAATGCAGCTTTAATGCATCAGAAAAGAAATTTAATGTTTGAAGCTAATGAAGTAGATCCGCAATTGTTTTCTGATATAGGTAATAGACTGGATACTCCTCAAGAAATTTTAGATGAAAAATATATAAATCCAAAAACAGGTAAACCTTATACATTATCTGAAGCTCAAGCTGAAACAAAACGTATGACTGATGCCGGTTATACCACTGTAGCAGCAATGTCAGATAAACTTAATGTACCATTAGAACCTAAAGGAAAAGATAGATTATTACAACAATCTACTATGCATGCTTATGCAAAAGCATATAAAGATTTTGAAAGTGGTTCTTATAATAATGATCCTGATGCAAAATATGCAATGGATAATTTTTTAGGTAATGTTAGTCTTGTACATTCAGGAGCAGCAGATGAAACATCTATGGGTGCATTATATGGTCCAATAGGTAATAAAATTTCTCCTCTTGATGATACATATGATTATAATGATAAAAATTGGTATGGTTCAAAAAGAGGTACTTATACTACATATGGTGATACAACAGCTGGTCATAAATATATGGTTGGTAAAAGAAATTTAGAATTTGAAGATCTACCAGAAGGTGGTCCATGTCAATGTGATGATCCAAATAAACCAAATTATAAACCAAAAGATGCTCAAAACAACTGTACATGTGAACCAGCAAAACCTAAAACATGTCCATGTCAAAAAGCTGATGGTACTGTATTAGAGATGACTGCTGATCAAAATGGTAATTGTCCTCCTTGTACAGATGATACAACTATTCCTGTACCGGGTGAACCTCCTGGAATGTGGTTACAAGATACTATTAAAACTACAGGTGCATTTGGAGATCTGATGGGTCTTAAGAAAAGAATGCCGGCAGCTCCTCCATTATCAATGGGTGTACCTAGACCTGTGTTTCAAGATCCTACAAAAGAACTTGGTACTAATGCTGAACAAGCAGCTATTCAGACAAATGCTTTAGCACAGTTTGCTGGTCCTCAAGGTTTAAGATCATCAGGTGTTCAAGGTGCTGCTGCTAAAAATGCTGCTGATATACTAGCTAAGTATAATAATGCCAATGTCAATATTGCTAATCAATTTGAATTAAAAGCAAATGATATTAGAAATCAAAGTAGTATGTTGAATCAAGCAACTAATCAAAGATTGTATGATCAAAATACAGTTGCTAATCAACAGTTTGACAATGCTAAATTAGCAATGAGAAATAATGTTAGAAACTATTATACACAGGGTATTACTAATAAATGGAAAACAGATGCATTAAACCAGATGTACCCTAACTATGCTGTTAATGCACCTTCTGGTGGACGTATGGATTTTAGACCTACTGATAAAACAGTTACTGGTCAAGGAAGTAATAATACTAGTAGTTGGCAAAAAGCATATGATGCATGTAAAGCAAACAATCCAGGTATGAGTGAAGCACTACTAAGAGACTGTGCTAGAACTGGAGGAAGTGGAGGTGGTACTAATACTGCACCGGATCCAAACATAATTAATAATGTTTATGGATCACAACAAACAACAAAAAAAGGTGGTTCAGTACGTGAAAACAGTGGTTATATTGACATTAGTTCATGGCTTCCATTTTTACTATAAACTTTATAGGTTTAGTAAACTTAAAAAATTTTAATAGATTTACACAAAGATAAATTATGGCAACGTATTTACAAGGGGTTACAGATTATATACCAGATTATCAGCCGTTTCAGCCTGACTTAAATTTCTATGGAAATGTCATGCAGACAAAACAAACTCAGTATGATACAAACTGGCAATCCTTAAATAATCTATATGGTCAACTCTATGGTGCTGACTTAACACATGATTTAAATATCAAGAAGAAAGATGAACTATTAAAACAAATAGACTTCAATCTAAAAAGAGTATCCGGACTTGACCTTTCTCTAGAGCAGAATGTAAATCAAGCTATGCAAGTATTCAAACCTTTCTATGAAGACAAGTACTTAATGAAAGATATGGCTTGGACTAAAAATTGGAAGAATACTTACAACTCAGCTAATGCATTGAAAACCTCACAAGATGATAAACAAAGAAAACAATGGTGGCCTCTTGGTATCCAAGGTTTAGAGTTAAGAAGACAAATGTTTAAGGATGCTGATTTAGAGGGTACTTTAAATATGACTAATGCACAGTATACTCCTTTTGTTAATGCATATCAAGAGTATATGGATCTTGCTAAGAAGTATAATGTTGGAGCTGTATCTCAAGTACCAGACCAATCAGGTTTATATTTAGTAAGAAAGAAAAATGGAGAGTTGATTTTACCTACTCTTCAAAATATGTTTTTAGCTGAATATACAAATAGACCGGATATTCAAGATATGTATAGAGAAAAAGCATTTGTAGAAAGAATGACTTATGCTAATCAAAATGCAGAAAAGTTTGGTGGTAATAAATTAGAAGCAGAGAAACAATACATTAAAGAAAAATATGATTGGTTAAAAAATTATGCTTCTGATAAAAATGTTAAAGCTCAAGATGATTTAAGTACTACTAAAAGTTTACAAGGTAATCTTGAAAAAGATGTAAACAATGGTAATGTTAATCCTCAACAATTATCATATGCTGATAGACTTAATCAAGCATTAAAAGTAAATACTGCTGTAGCAGATGATGCAAAAAAATTAAATGATCAAATTAATGACAAACAATCTACTGGTACAACTCAAGGTTATGATGAAGATATTTTAAGTGATATTGAGTTAGCTAGATTAAAAGTAGATGCTGGATTTGCTTCTGTTAATGCAGAGCAAGATATAATGAGAGCATCCAATGATTATGCAACAATTAATCAAGAGATTGAATACAAAGCTAATCCTGTAGGTCTAGAATTTTTAAGAGATAAACATGCTAGAGCAAGACAACAACAAGCACATCTTGATAGAGAGTCTGAAATAGACAGAGCAAATCAAGCAAAAATGTATCAAAAAGCTGTTGACTATAATGTTAAAAAAGGATACTGGGGCTTTACTAAAGATGGTCAATTAAATACCAATCCTCAAAGTCAAGGCTTTAACATCAATATGGTTACACCAGATGGAACTACAGCTGAAGAAATGTCTCTTGATGCAGCAAATAAATACATGAGAGATCAAATGATCAGTCAGAATGCTACTGAACCAGTGAATAACTTAATGAAGTTTATTAATAATGGTGTAACTAGTGATTCATTTACTGCTGCTCAGTTAGCTCAATTTGTATTGAAATTAAATCCAAGTGAACCAACTGCAAAAAGAATTCTAAAAGAAGGAAGTAAGAATTACAAACCAGATATTGTAAAAGTATGGAATCAAATTTGGAGTGGATATAAATCTGATCCTAATGGTTTTACAGCTAGAACAGTTAACTCTGGTCAAATTTATAACGTAAATAACTTGATGCAAAGTTGGACTGCTACACACTCTGGAAGTGGTTTAGCACAAGAGTATTTCAGAGATCAATCAATGATCAAACTAGATCAACTTGCTAGAACTGATGATGCATTGAATGTTGTTAGAAATAATAACTATGATAAAATCAGAACTAAATTTACACAGGATATAAATTATATTGTACAGAATGTAAAAAGTAAAGATCCAGAAACATATAGAAATATAAATGATGCTAAAATTCAACAAGCTGTAAACTTAATGATGTCTAAATATGCTTTAGATAGTCATGGTAATACAGATGAGTTTAAAGCTATGGCTCCTGAAGTAGATGCACAAATATCAGCTATTCTTGGTTTTAGTATTGGTAAATCTACAAATCAAAAAGCTGAATCAAAATGGTACAATTATGTTGTTCCATTAACAGCATTACCTAGAATGATTGGTGATGGTAGAGAAAATGTAAAAGACAAAGCTTCTTGGGTATCTGATGTATTTGATCAATCATTTGAAGAACTTGCAAAAGACATGAATCCTGAAACAGGTTTACAAATATATCCTATTAGTGGAACTCAAAGATCTGGTAATAAAGTGGCTTTAGCTGCAGAGACTGGTACTATGATAGTTGCTCCAGGTATTGCTTGGGATCCAGGAAATCAATCAGCCTCTCAAATGTTTAGTACTATTTTAAGTACAAACTGGAATCAAGATAAAAATAAATTTAGAATTTCCATTAATGGAAACAAATTACCTGGTTCAGATGAAGAATGGGATAATACTGGTGTTACACAAAATGAAGCAACAGCTATTGTAAGAGAACTTCAATCAAGATTAAATTCAGATCCTGAACTGAAACCTTTTATGGTTCATGCTACAACTATGTCAATGGAAAGCACAAAGTTAGGTTCTATGAAACTTACAGCTCCAAGAGATGTAATTGAAAAAGTAATTAAAGGTATGTCAGATGGTGGAGATGAAAAAGCTCTTAAAAATAAAATTGATGCTATTTACCAAAATGGTCTTACATTTATTGCACCAAAAAATATCTGGGATAGCAATCCATTATTTTCAAAACAGTTCCCAACTCCTACAGAAGTCCTCCTAAGACAGGGACCAATTAAATATACTGATCCTTCTGGTAATGGTAAATATACCATTGAGAAAACTCCAGGTGTTGGAGATTACTCAGGTGTTGGAGAGTTTTATGAGATGATGCCTGATGGATCTAAAAAAACACATTACAAATATTTTGGTGTAGATGTTAAAAGTGGTAGAGAAATTGAAGGAAAAGAACAAAGTATGAATTCAATTTTAAATCAAGCAGCTAGTATGAACTTTGATATGTTTAGAAGAATCCACCAAGCAGGGGATCAAAAAGCTATTCAAAATGCTCAACAAAATTTCAGTGGTATAACTAATAGTCCTTTTTGGCAATATAATAAATAATTGAAATGGCTGAAGAAACCTTAAATACTGTAGAGAATTTAAACAATCAACCATCTGCTTTTAATCAGTTGATGGCTGAAAGTGATTTCTTAAATCCAGCATCAGTAGATCAACCACTTGCTCCAAAAGTAAATTGGAAAGATAATTTTGCTAATCCTACAAACTACATTAAAGATAATACATCAGGTGTATCTCCTGATTATTATCCATCATCTGTTAAAGCATCTTCAGTAAATGGTGTTAGTCAAGGTGGTTTTGGAGCTATGCTTGACAAAGGTATGGCTGGTATAAACAGTGTTTCAGATGTAAGTAATTATGCTGAACCTTATGCTTTTGATGCATCTCCTAAAGGTACATTCAGAGCAAGGTATAAAGGTTATGGTCAAGAAACATTTAATAAGATTGGATTTCATCCACTTATTGATAATGAAGCTCTTTTCAATCAAAACACAACATTTGGAGATGACTTGACTAGATGGGCAACACATTCTGCATGGCCAATGTTGACTAAAGGTTTCATGGATCCTATTAAATCTTACCAAAGTATAGTACAAGGTAATGGTTTATTTGATGCAGATCCTGAAAGTGCAAGAGACTATGAATACTATAATGCTATTGGAGCATCCTCAAAAGGTGGTTTAGGTGGGTTTACAGTAAACTTATTTAACTCAGCAGCTTATTCCATGGGTATCCTAATGGAAGGTGCTGTAGAAGGAGCTTTGATAGGTAGTTTATTTAGTGGTGGAAATGCTGCTACAGGAGCTGTTGAAGGTGGTACTACATTCTTAAACAAATTAGGGAGCCTCCCTAAATCATTAGTAGAAGCAACTAAAGGAACAAAAGAACTATTAGCAAGTGTAAAGAACTATTCCAACTTAAGTAAAGCTAAAGAGTTGTTTGGATCTTCTGCTAAACATTTTGGTAATTTTATTAATCCTTTACAGAATACATTACAAGCATACAATCAGTTAAAGAATACAGACAACATAACTAACATAGCAAGAAGTGCAACAACGGCAGGTGCTTTGTGGCATGATATGATGAACTTAAACATGGCTCTTTCTGAAGGTAAACTTGAAGGAGGTTTTACAAGATATCAGACATATGATAGATTGTACAATAAATTTGTTCAAGATCATAATGGTCAAGGGCCAAGTTTAGAAGAACAAGAAAGTATGATGAGACAAGCATCTGAAGGTGCTTTTTTAAATACAGCTTCTAACTCTGCTCTTATATTTCTTTCTAATAAACTTGTGTTTCCTTCAATTACAAATGCTAGTTTCTTAAAAGGTGCACCAAAGTTTGCTTTTGGTAAAGTAGTTACTAATGTAGGGAAAGATTTTCAAATTCTTTTTCAACCAGGAAAAACTGCATTAGAAGGAGCTTTTGTTAAACAAAGAGTAAACTTAGCTAATGCAATAAAGTCTTTAGCTAAACCTGCTACATATGGTAAAGTTGGTTTAAATTATTTTAAAGCAAACGTAGTAGAAGGTGGTCAAGAGTTAGCTCAAGATGTTTTACAAGAAGCTACACAAAATTATTATGTAGATACTTATAATAATCCTGATGCAAGAAGTTTTAGATACGGTGCTGCTTTATTAGGAGACTCAGTTAAAAAACAATTTAGTTCTCAAGGTCTTGAGACATTTTTATCAGGGTTTTTAATGGGCTCTATCTTACAGGCTCCGGGTCATATTAAAAAATATGCAACGGTTGGTTACAATGATTATCTTAAAAAAGATGCTTCATATAAAGAGTACTTAGATAGCAGAGAAGAATTAGCTGATACAGTTGTAGATCAATTAAATACTATGTATAAAAATCCACAGTATTTCTTTGACAATAGAATCAACAACTATGTTAATCAATCTCTGTTAGGTAAAGTAATAGATGATCCAGAAAATCATACAACAAAAGAAATTAGAGATACTGAGTTTGCTGCATTTCAATCTGCAGTATTAGGTTCATTACAAAACGGAACCTTTAACTCTTTCTTAAAACATTACGAAGGTTATAAACAAGCTTCTCCAACTGATCTTGAAGAAGCATGGAGTTTAGCTCCAGGTCAAGGTGTTAAAGCACTAGAAAGATTTGATCAGTCATTGGAAAATGCTAAGAAAATTGCTACTAGATGGGATAATGCTAAGTCCAAAATGAAATTTATGGCCAACTTAGATGACTATGAAAAGGATACTGAGCAATATAGAATGGCTGAGATTTATAATAAAGCATATAATCAAGCTTTGTATAACTATGTTTTCTTACATGAGTCATTTGATAACAATGTTAAAAGAGAAAAGAAATTATATGAAACCCTAGCTTCTTTATCTGCTATAAAAGAATCTAATTTTACTGACTTTACAACATTAACTGAGCCTAACAAATTACAACGAGAGGTTGAGATGTTGAAAACTGAAATAGAAAACTTAGAAGGTTTTAATACTTCAGAATCAATTGCAGAAGCTTCTAGAAAAAGAGAACTTCTTGAGTTATATTCCAACTTCCAAGAGAGACAAGAAAGTCTTGTAGACTTATTTGTCAATAAAACTTTACTTGAAAATATTAAAAATGAGATATTAAGAGAGAATCCAGACATGTCTGATACTGATGCTTCTTTAGCAAGCATAGATCAAATTGTTAAACAATACGACAATGGAGAAAGCAATGAGTTTTTAGACTACAAAGAAGCATTTTCTGATTTGTTAAATGGTCTAGCTGGTAGTAATGAAAAAAGAATGCAATTAGAACAAGAGTTGCAGAACATTGGTGGTATTGATGATTTATTTGATAGTTTACTTGATACACATATATTAAAAAATGAGTCAGCAAGACTTGCTGAACATGTAAATTTACTGTCTAATCCAAGAGACTTCTATGAACACATTATGAGAAACTTCAAATTCATGAAGGATCTATATAATAACAGAGAAGAAATTGTTAGAGATATTGTAAATCAAGAGATATCAGCTATTGAAAAAAATACTTTATTAAATACGTTAGCTGATCAAGGAATATTTGTTGATCTAGAAGAATTTTCTAAGTGGTCACAAGATCCAAGATATTTACCGGAATACTTCATTGATGTTACAAATAACAGAATGATTAACAAAGGTTCTATCTTGTATGAAGATTACATTGGAATATTTATAAAAGCTGCAGAACTTGCAGAAAAGAAACCTGCTGGTGATCCTCTTACACAAAAACAAGTACTTGATAAAAGAATTCAAACTCTTGAAAATGAAAGAGGTGAGTTATTAAATGCTGAACGTTCTAAATACGATAATAAGTTTAAAGAAAAATACGGTTTAACTGAAGAAGAATACTTACAACAAGAATCAGAACGTATTGCTAGTGAGGAACTTACAGAGGAAGAACGTAAAGCACTTGAGCAAGAAAAAGAATTAGTTACAAAAGCTATTGATAAATTAGCTTCTGATAATTATGTAGATGTTCAAGCAGCTGCTGAAGTTCTTGCTACAGAAGTTTTAGAAAAACAAGGTCTTAATGCTCAAGAATTTTTTAGTCAGCAAGAAGAAATACAAAAGAATGATAAAGATAAAAATAGAAATATTTTTAACTTGTCTCAAAAGTATGATACTTCTGATATAGATGATCAACAAGAAGCATTTAATACAAGAATAGATGCTGCTCTTAAATCTACTATCTATGGTGAATATGCTGCAGGAAGACTTGCAGAAATTGAAACTGAGTTAAGTAAAAAACCGGCAGCTCCAACTATTGATGTAGAAAAAACAAAAGAGTTTTTAGCTTATCAAGAAGCTATAGATGCTATTAATGACAGATATGATGAACTTATTGCTGAAGTAAAAAATGATTTTAAAAAGAAAGGTATAGATGAGAATACTCCTGATAACTATACAACTAAAACTCAATTTGAAGATTTTGATGTAGAGTTTCAAGATGAGATAACTACCTTATTTGATGAGTATTTGGTTAATGTTTTAATGGAACCATTAGACATTAAGACAAACAACCCTATTGAATATGATAGACTTAGAAGTAACTGGTTGGAAACACAAGCTGCTTTGATTGATTCTTTTAATGAGCAATCAAAACAGAATGCATTGGTTAAAGCTCAGAGATTAGCTCAACCACCTGTTCTTAAATTTATTTCTACAAAGATAAATGCTCAAACAACTACGTACACTATATCTAGCATCATCAAAAGATTCCAAAAGTTTTTAGAAGATGGTCAGTATCCAAATGTAAAAAAGAAAGGTGAGTTTATACAGTTGACTCCAGAAGACATTTCTAATATAAAAGATGATATAGAAGGTTTAACAGGATATCTTAATGCAAGAGTAACTGCTGCAGAGCCCAGAAACATTGCAGAACAGACTATTAATATCATACAAGAGTATGTTATTAACAAACAAGAGGAACTTGTTGATGTAGTAGATGAAGATGGTAATGTAATTGGTAGAACTTTTGCTGATAGAGGTCCTAATGATCCTATGCCAGCTCGTTCTACTCAAGTTGCTGAAGAAGTTGAAACAAACTTGTTAGGTAAAGATCCATTTATATACAACCCATTAAAACCAGGAGTTGATGCAGACGGTAATGTTACTGCTGCTCCTCTTGAAAATTTATTTAATCAGTTCTTTAATGATCCAGATATAGTACCTGAAGACAGAGTACGTTTGTTCATGGAAGCTTTTAAAAGAAAAGTTTACCAATCACAAGGTGGATGGAAAGTATTTAGATCTGAGAATAAATTAAAAACTATTGAGGATGCCTTAGGTACTAAACCTACATATGAAAATTTAAAAAATGTTGTTTCAAGAACAGCATTCAGAGAATTTGCAGATGCTGGTGACGTGGTGGATAACTTAATCAGAGTATTCCTTACTCCTAATGCAGGAACTAAATCAAACTTTTCAGAATTTGATTATGATTCTACAGTAGAGATAAAAGGTAAAATGGTTAAGATCTCAGATGTAATGGCCAGAAAAGTTTTTGATAAACTTTTTGCACCGGTTACTTCTAGCAGCCCAGGTGGTATAGTTACTAAATTTAGACTAGGTATAGTTGATGGTACATATACTATTTTATCAGAGAACGTAAAACTATTTGATAGAAATTTACGAGACGGAAATGGTGTAACAGGAGAGCTTGACTTACTTTTAGTAAGAGAAGATGGATCCGTTGCTATTGTGGATATTAAAACTGCAGGTAAAGACAAGTGGGCAGCATTTGGAACAGGTAAACTTAAAGATAAGTCTACATATTTCCGTGCTCAACAGTCTATATATGGATACATGTTCCATAACAATACAGCTATTACACCTGACTTGAAGTTAATGCCGTTTGAAATTGATGTAACTATTGATGGTTATATCAATGATATTGAGCTTGCTTCTATTGTAGAGGATGGAAAAGACACAATTGATTTAGAATACTTACCGGAAATTGAAAACTACGGTATTACTAAAACAACGCCTGAAATTAAAGCACCTATTAAAAAAGAGGCAGCTAAAGAAAGTACTACAAATCCAGGTATACAAGAATCTGATCCAGCTAAAAACAAACTTATTGATAATATCAATAAACCAATTGTTTTGAATGGTCGTATTGGTAAACTAGTAACAATGCCTGATGGGGCTTTTGGTATAGAGGTAACTGTAAATAATGATATCTCAACACTACAGCTTACATTAGATACTTTAGAAGCTAACTTGTCAGTAGAGAAAGAATATGGTACTGAAGAAACTCTTCAAGCATTAAAGAATGATATTAAAAGAATATCTGATGCAATAAATTCAGCAGAAGGGTTTACTGAAGTATATCCATTACAAAAAGATAGCAGAAATGTATACAATGGTGAGCTGACTTTAAGTGATGCTGGTGCAAGTTTAGTAATAGAAACACAAAACGTTGGTCAAGTATCAACTGTAAATGGTCAAGTAATTAATGCAGCCTTCTCAAACAATGATGATACTGTTGCAACCATTAACGGTGTAAGATATGATGTATTGAGAGATTCAACTGGAACTATAACTGTGTTAAGTTATATGTCTAATGATGAAACAATCAGTAAGATTGATAAACAAATTGGTGTACTGTCTCAAAGAATAGGAGACCTCCGTAACATTGTCTCTACAGAAGATGTAGATTCTGATAAAAGAGATGCTTTAATTACTAAAATAGCAAAACTACAAGATCAAATTAAACAACTAGGTAATAAGAGAGTTTCTCTTGCAGAATCAAACAAAAAAATGTTTGTCTATGGAGAGAATGCAGATACTTTTATTTTTGCTCTTAACAGATTACCTAATAGTTTCCAAAGAGCTACTAGAAATGCTACAAAAGCAAATGAAACACAAGACTTAAAAGCAATAGATAACTTATCTTTATCACGTAGCATTGGTACAGCAATTACAGAAATAATGAGTGCTGAGTACCCTGAAGTATTAGATACTTTGATAGAGAGTGGTGTTCAAGCTTTAAAGAAATCAGATCTCAACACTATTACAAAATGGGCTCAAAACACTATTAAAAAATTAGAGTCATTAGGTTACAGTGTAATCAACCGTGGAGACATAGTAGATGATATTACTAATCAAATTAATGCATTGAATGATTTACTTAATGACATGCAATTAATTAATTTAACTAAGAATGGAAGAATCAGCAAAAAACAAGAAGCAGCAGACCAAGTCTTCGGGCCAGGATCAACAGAAGTACAGAAAGGGACTAGTGTACCTACGGATGAAAGGTCTAGCAGAAAACCAGCAGAAGGAGTTTCTAGACCAGCTACAAGAACGGAACTTGAAGACCTTGTCAAACAAGCAAGACAAGAAGGTTTAAGTGAAACTTTTGAAGAGCCAGTAGAGTTTGAAGAAGTGTTAGATTCTGTAGAAGAAATAAATAATGCTACGTTAGATACTATTGAAACTGTATATGAAAAAGCATTCTTGGATGCTGTGAAAAATGATCAGAATACAGCTGCAATAAGAGAAGCTTATGCTAATAGATTACAGGAATTAAAAACAATAGTTTCTATTCAAAACATTGCTGTGGATGAGTATCTTATAAGTAAAAATCCTATCTTTACAGACTTCGCTGGTGAAGAAGTAATCGTGGTGAAAAAAGGTAAAGATTCAGTTAAATTAAAAAATATTAAAACTGAAGAATCAAGAGATTTTACTGAAGCAGAACTTATAGAAAATTTTGAAAAAACAACTATGGAAGCAACACAACCTGAAGCAAATGTAGAAATAACTCCTGTAGATATCGAAGATTCTAATGAATCAAAAGATACTATCAAGGATATTCAAAATGATGCAGCAGCACTTGCTGAAGCAAAAGAAAAATCAAAAGCATCTGATAAAAAATCAAGATTAGATAAATTAGCTGAAAATTCAAAAACTTGTTAAAATGGCATGTAGTTTAAATAGAGAGCAGGTATTAGATTTATATGAAGTACTTTATGGTGAAGTAACTGATAGATTAGGTAATTCTGAATTACCTGCAATTGACTTGAATAAAATTGTTCAAGACACATACAATGTTGTAAAAGAAGCTACAGGAGATCAAGTTAAAGCTATGTTATATGCACAAGCTATTCCTGATGTATTCCATTTAGTTACTCAAGACAATGAAGCTAATGATTATCTAGTTGATAATGGTTTTGATTTTACTGCTCTTGCACAAATGAGAAAAAGATATGCTGATCTTACTGAGGTAGGAAAGGATATTGCAACTAAAAAAAAGAGCAAGCAGCAGATTGATTCTGAGATTAAAAATACAAACAAAGGTAAAAAAGACTTTGTTCCTGAAGTAGACGAGAAGGAGTTCTGGTCATTTAATGAAGATAATGGTGCTAAAGTAACAACTCCTTGGGCTACCTCTATCCAAATGGCATTTGCAGGAAATCCAGAAACACTATCTGAGGCTGACAGAAATAATATAGATCCTGAAAAGAAACTATTTTCTGAAGTAGTTAAAGCTATAGTAGAAATATCTAAACAAAGAGTAGGTACAGAAGAGATTGAATACAATGGAGTAATACTTGCATTGACTACTCAACTTACAAGAAACATTTCTCCTGAGTTATTGACTACTGATGATAGATTATTCCTAGAGAAGAATCCTAATGATAATGGTATAGCAGCTGTTATAACTGATGCAAAAGGAGATCTAGTTTATTTTAAAGAAGACGGTACAATTACAGACAATCCTCAAGAGGGTAGAATAGTTTACCAATATCTTAGAAAAGTAAACCTTGTAGATGGTAAGTTATTATTATCTAACAGAAGTAATCGTCATTATAATCTTGTTCAACCAGAAGTAATTGCTGGTAGACAGAAAGCTTTGATTGAAGAAGAGAGTAATGGTAAGGTTAAAGTAACCGAAGCTCAATTCAAACAACTTGTTAAAACTATCAAAGATCGTCAAGACAGAGAAATGAATGAGCTTTATCAATTAAGAAAATTAATTGAAGAGTCTAATGGTGAGTTACAAATCATTCTTCCAATTTTAGGAGGAACATTTGGTATTCCAAGAACAGCAATTAAGACTATGACTTTGGAAGAAGCTGGTCTTACTGAAGCAGATATCAAAAATTATACTGGTATCACAACTGGTAAAGATAGTGGTAAACAATATGTTATTATTCAGAAAACTAAAGCTGGAGGATTAAATGTTGACCAAGAAGTATTTTTACAAAGATCAGACATTGATCAGTCTTTGGCTGAACAACTTGCAACAGTATTAACTACTACAGCAAAGTTAAAAGGTAGAGAGTTGACACCGGATGAAAGAAAAGCATACTTTGAAATCTTTATCAATAATGCTTTGATGAAAGATCCTAAAACAGGATACAAAACAAATCTTCCATATAACAGAGATAGAATTAGAGCAAAGGTTCTTATTGTAAATAATGAGAAAACATTCTTTGTAGAGATCAATGGTAAAGAGATACCTCAAGATGTTCTTTATACTGAAGAAGGTAAAAAACTTATTATAGATCATTTATTAAATGCTAGACCAAAAGACAAAGTTAAAGATCAGTTTTGGCCAGCTAATGTGCAATACAATAATAAGTATAAGGGTAAAACTATTACTGATTATAATATTGAAGGAGATAAAATTACTGAAGTCTCTAAGAATTATTTTGAAGTAATTAAACCATTTATCAAAATTACATATACAGCTGAGACTAATGCATATGAGAATGGTATGAATGCTTATCTGACTTATGCAATACCTGAAGGTACTGTTGAGTTTGATGGAATCATTCCTGTTGGTAGACCAAAACCTACTCAATCAACACCTGTTGCTAAAACTAAGGTTGATAAAGAAGCACCAAAAGCTGCTCCTAAAAAACAGATCCGTACCAAGCCAGTAACTGCAAAAGAAACTCCTTCTAAAACAGAAGCTGAAGCTAAAGAAACAAACATTAAGAACAATCCATCAACTAGAGTATCTCTATTAGATGATATCATTAATGGTTCATCAAACAGTGCTTTATATAAAAAGAAAGGATTAGACAGAAGTAAACTGCGTGATAGATTCTTAGACAAAGTCTTTACTTCTAAATCTGACAGACAAAAAGCAGAGACATGGTGGAACAATTCACCTTTGAGTAAGTTCATTAGTCTTGAGAGAGTAACAGAAATTGTAAACTCAGATGCATTTGCTACCTGGTCTGGTTATGGTATTACTCTTTATGAAGCTGATGGTGGTACCATGGTTGATGTTTATCATGAAGCATGGCACGGTTTCTCTCAATTACTTTTAACTAAGGATGAGAAGATCAAACTTTATGAAGAAATACAATCGTTACCTAAATACAAAGGCAAAAGTTTCTTTGATATAGAGGAATCTTTGGCTGAAGAATTTAGATCATATGCTAAATCAAAAGGTAAGAAAGAAGTTAAAGGTCTTTTAGGTAGACTGTTTGACAAGATCTACCAGTTTATCCAAAAGCTATTTGGTAAAGTTAGTAAGAAACAAGCTGCTACAAGCTTGCAAGATGTTGAGTCTGTAAAAGAATTGTTTGACAAATTATACAGAGCTTCAGAGAATCCAAGTATTCTATCTAGCTTAAAACCTTCTATGGATAATGTAATGTTTGGGAAACTAAACAGAAGTAAGATCATCAATGATAACTTTACATTAGAAGAGTCTAAGAAAATTGCTGATGCAATGGACAGCATGATGTCTGTTATATTTCAAGCTCACAACAGAGACTTCAATACAACAGCTGCTGCATTAAAACTTCTTAAAGATCCAGAAAACAAAAAAGATCTTTACAGAGATATCTATGACAGATTTGAAAGATTAAGAATTGCTTATGTTACTGATCTAGAGGCTGATGATGAGTTATTAACTGATCCTAAATTCATTGAAGAATTAGAATTGTTAGATAAGATCACAGCTAATTTTGGTAATCTAACAGATAGTCTTGATGGTAAAGAAAAAAACAATGTTATAGCATATCATCTTGAGAAGTCTAGATTCCGTGTACTAAGAGATGAATATATAGAGATTGAAGATCCAAGCAATATTGAGAAGAGTAACTTGTTTAAGTTAAATGACGGTAACACTATTTCTTCAAAAGAACTTGCTAGTGAAGACACTATGATGTTATTAGCTAGTATCTTCAAAGTATCCAAAGAAAATGGAGAGATTGTAACTAGTAGAGAAGGTCTTTTTGGTCTTCCTGTATTACAGGACATTGACATTACTTGGAATAGACTTGCTAAAATCTTAGAAGGTTCATTTGATGAAATGGATATGTACTCAAGAATCTTTGAAAATTCTGAGAATTATCCTGAGCTTGAACAACTACAAACGTTACTACCTAATCCATTCTTTAATGAGAAGACTGCTCTAGGGGAGTATACTTCAATGGAGTTTGCATCAGAAACAAATTTCTGGCAAGACTTTAAGAAACCAAGAATCCCATATGTTCAGCTTAACTTAAACAAAGAAGAAGCTAGAACTGAGGAAGGTATAAATAAATCTTTTGAAGCCCGTGTTGCTAAAGCTAACTTTGATGTATACCAGGTAATTCAAGATTGGAAATCTAACTTTGTTACTGCAGATAGTACAATTAACCCATATGTATCAAAAGATAAGTATGGTAATAATATATTGAACACAGCTAAAATTGTAAAAGACTTTGGTACTGATGGTAGATTTAACTACCGTAAAGCTAATGAGTTCTTACAAGCTATTGGTGTTGTGTTAGATCAATCTAGTTCTGCAATCAAAGAGATGATTAACAACAGAACTACGCCATTCAGTACAACATTTGGTGTTGATAGAATGTATGAGGTTATCAAAAAAGTAAATAAAAGTGCATCTTCTGACGCATTCTTATTTAAGAAAGACCCACTTACATACTTACTTAATGGTCTTCCTGAATCACTTAGAGATAACCAAGCACAAAGTGATGAAGTAAGAGGTAGAATCAGAGCATTAGCAGGAATTCAAAATGCATTCTCTGATAGTTATTCAAACTTTAGTGTACAAACCCCTGAAGGAAACAGAGTATGGGAACACATGGTTGATAATACTATCACAAGAATTATTGCAGCTATTAATTATGCTGACAATTGGCAACAACTTACAACAGCTGAAGCTGATCCAAATGGTAGATTTAAACATATGAGATGGTTGAATGAATCAAATAATACATTCAGTCCTTTCTCAAAACTTTTAACTTCAATATTTGATCTTGATCCTATGTCTCAAACATATGGTCAAAAAATTTCAGATACAAAAATTGTATTGCAAAATGTTGCTGGTACTCAGATGGTAAGTCGTAGAAATGAAGGAGGTACTTCTACAGCATCAATGGATGCTACTAGTAAATACCTACAAGAGTTTCACACGATGTTATTGAGTGGTGTTGAGGAATTCATGAGACATGCTTCTAAAAACACTGCAATGGGTATGACTCTTGATGGTGATATCAAGACTTATAATGGTAAAAAAGCTTCTAAACTTTATGTAGATATGGAGTCTTTCTTACCTTATGCTGATGGTACACTAAAATCATATGATATCATTGAAGGATATCTTGTTGGTGAGGGTAATAGAATCTTTAGATTCCAACAGGATAAAGATAAGTTCAAGAATTATGCTGGCTATAATAGAAAAGTAAAAAGAAAAGATGGTCAAAAAACTGCAGTTATGGCTGGACAAGCCTTTACTGCATTTGATGATGTCCTTAGAGCAACCACACAAAAAAGTTTGTATGCTATAATTGATAAAGCTTCAGACAATAGTCTTTCTGATTTTGATTTAATGACTGAGTTAGATAATAACCCGGAGTTAAGAGATCAAATTAGAAAAGATGTTGAAGATTATTTTGATATTGATACTGCTGCTAACTATGGTAGACTTCAAAAAGCTAAGTATGTAGACAAAGGTCTTATTGAAAGAATCAGAGTTACTAATGAAGATCTTACTGAAAAAGACATAGAAACTGCATTAGTAAAAGCTTACACATATAACTCTTTCATCCATAAGATGGAGACTGTTATCATTGCATATGGAGATTTAGTACAATATAATCATGCTAAAGAAGAATTCCACAAACGTAATGCAGGTCTAGCATCTGGTGGTAAAGGATTTAGAGCAGACAAAAGAGCACAAATCTATGTTAGTTCTTTGAAAAACTACTATGCTGATAGAAGAGGTTATGAAGTTAGAAACTATGATGGTACTTTACAAACAGCTATTATAAAAGAAATGCAGTTCAATTCTGTTATGTACAAAGAGTACAGAGATGAGATTGAAGCAGCTGCATATGAAAGAACTAAAGACAAGAAGAAAGCAAAAGAAATTGCAGACAAAGCAGCATCTGAATACTTCTCAGCTGACAAAGCACAGATGAAGATTGCTGATGGTCAGGGTATTGTATCCTTTGAGACTTATAGAAGATTAAAACATCTAGAAGGTAACTGGGGTGATCAACAAGAATTACTATACAGAAAAGTTGCTATGGGTGAGAATATCACTGTAGAGGATGTAGTAGAGTTCTTCCCTCCATATAAATTACAGTACTTTGGTAATATAGAATCAACAGGTCTTCCTGTTAACTCTTTCCACAAGTTCTCTCTTGCTCCTATTATTCCTGGAGTAGGAAGAGAGGGTACTCCGTTATTTGACTTGCATGAGAAAATGATGAAAGACCAAATAGACTACGTTTTATTTGAGTCTGGTTCCAAAGTAGGTCATATTGGAAACGGAGATGTTGTTTTAAACCCTGATGGAACATTCAATAAAAACTCAGAATTTACAATTAACACTATTTATGCTGAGTATTTGAAGAACCAAACAGAGGTTAATGCAACTTACAAAGGTAAATCAATCTTCTCTACACAGTTGAGAAAGTTAATTCTTGAGGGTCTATATGAGCAAGGTGTAATCAAGTCTACAAAATATCAAGACATTACTAACACTAGAGTAAAAAAATATCTAGATCACGTTGAAGAGTATACTAACCTACTTAAGATAGAACTTCTTGAAGAGATGGGGTATGAAGAAACTACTCCTGGAGAATACAAAGCTAAAGATAAGTCAAGCATTGCTAAACTTGTAAACATGATCAGAACAAATCTTGAAAGAGAAGAAGTTTTGAGTGATGATCTTATTGAGTTTATTGATGTATTTGATAATAATGGAGACTTAGTCCATGATCTTTCTTTCCACCCGGAAGCTGCTAAAATAGAGAAGTTATTACTTTCTATGATTAATAAGAGAGTAATCAAACAAAAAGTTACAGGTGAGCCATTAATTCAAGTATCTGTTGGTTTGTATGCAAATCAATTTACAGAGCCTGATTTAAGAAAAGCAAGTAAAGATGAGATCAAAAAATGGGCCTCTACAACATACTTGTTACCTACTTATCATAAAAAATCTAATGGTTATACTGCTGCTGCTAAAGTTATGATAGCTATGCAGGGCTCATATTATAACCTATTCAATTTAGAATATGCTAATGAAGAAACTGTAGGTGTTTATCTTGAAGATGGTACACTTGATATGGATAAATCATTAGCTAGATTAAATGAAAAAATCAAAGATGACTCTTGGTTAGATGCTAATGATGGTGCAATCAGAAAAGCTATTACTATAGTGGGTGTACGTATTCCTGTACAAGGTCTTAACTCTATGGAGTTTGCTGAGGTATTTGAATTCCTTCCTCCACAAGCTGGTAATATAATTATTCCACCGGCAGAGATCGTTGCTAAGTCAGGGGGTGACTTTGATATTGATAAACTTACAATTTTCATGAATACAATTGATGAAAACGGTAATATAATCAAACGTAGTTATAAAGATAATGAAGCTATAAAAAATCTTAGAGGTGGTGATAATTTTACCAAAGCTGTTAAAGAACAAAAAGCTGCATTAGAAAATGAACTTATAGAAGATATCAGAAACATTCTTGAGCTTCCTGATAACTATGCATCTCTTATTATGCCAAATGGTACGTTTATTCTTAAAGACATTGCTGAAAAATTATCAGAGTATGTTTCGGAGTACAATCCTAAGAATAATAAAATGACTGACAATACTGGAGAAATTAGTCCTACAAGAGTATTAGAAGCAATGTATAACATATACAAACATGAATCTAATATTGTAGGTAAGAAAACTTTAGGTCTCGGTGCTATTGAAAATACTTTCAATGTTATTATGAATTCAATTGGTGCTTATATGCCGGATGAATATACTATCAAGAAAGAATTGAGAAAGAGCAACATGAGGTTGAGAAACAATAAAATGATTGTGGACGGTAAAGAAGTCATCTCTATGTCAAATTTATATGATGTTGATGGTGTCAATAAAGTAGCTGATGTTATTTCTCAGATGATGAATGGTTGGGTGGATGTTGAGAAAGATGCATGGATCTTCTTTATCCAAGGTAACTATGAGGTAGCTCCAACTTTACTTTATCTAGTTAAAGCTGGTGTACCTGTTCAAGAAGCAATCTATTTTGTATCTAACCCATTGGTGAGAGAGTATGTGGATGAACAACGTCTTGCTAAATCTACTTTTGCTGATGTACTTAACAAGAAACCAGATAGTCCAGGATTAGCAAAATACAAAGCTGCATCTGAAGTTATTAGAAAACATTTTGACAAAGCTGAGTTAGCTAAAAATTCTAGTAATGATGCTAGATATTTAAAAGGCCAAGAATTATTGGATGCTCATTTCAATGGTAGAAAAGAACAAACATTTACTGAAAAGGAGATGGAAAAACTTATCATGGATAATGATGCAGATAGTGATATTGCAAAAGCTATGTTCCTACATTACCTTGAATTAGAACAACAAATTTCTGGATATACAGCACTTAAAATGAGTTCTAATCCAGATACAGCTACTAAGTCTACTTTATCTGATGTAGAGCAAAGTGAAGCTAACATTGATGAATTACAGTATGATGAAAGAATTCCAAGAGAAATTTTGGATAGAATGATGAATGACTCTGTAATTAGTTCTTTCTTTAATGGACCTATGGCTTTAGCTGTAAGTAGACCTTTATTTAAATTAAGATACCACAAACAGATTAGTGATTACTTAATTGCAAGAAAGAATCAAATCAGAAATGATCTTGAAACTACTTTTCCAGGTAAGAATGTTGAAATGTTCAGCAATGTATTTAGAAATGATATTGTAAGTTTTATTCTTCAGAATGCTCTAAGAAAATATAAAGCTGAAGAAGGATTTATGTCTTTAAACATGGAGACTAAAATTCCTACTGCACTTGTAAAAGAACTTAAGAGAGGTGCATTTGTTAAAGGTGGTACTTTATATGTAGATGTTAAACAATTACAGAAAGAATTCAAAGCACAGGCTTGGGTAGAAGGATCAGATGTAGAGAATAGTTACGAGGATAGAGGTTTATACCCATTACATCCATCAACATTCATGAATAATGAAGAAACAAACTTCAATGAATATCAGAAATTTGTTTCAGAACGTGAGTACTTGAGATCAGTATACCCTCTTACAACAGACTTCTCTACTTCAGTAGAATTCCAAGAAGAACTAAAAACTACAAAAGAACTGTTCCCAGATTTATCAAGTGAAAAAGCTGCAAGATATACATATGAAAAACTATTAGCTGTCAAAGCTTTAGATAATTCATACAACTTCTTCCACTTATTCCAAGATAGTGATAATGCTTTTGCTGTAAGAATGTCTAAGTTGTTACAAAACAATCCAGAGCTTGCAAAAGACTATCCAGTATTGGGTAGATTAAAACTTGATTCAGATAAAACTGAGACTGCATTTAACATCTTGTTAGCTGAGAAGAGTTTTGATAATGATAAGGCCAATCTTTATAGTAATGATCTTAAAAGATTAGCAGATCCAACTGTACAAAAAGTTAGTGATCCACAAGAGAATGCTAGAATCAGTGATATGTTTAAATACTTAAACACATTTGCTTTCTTGCAAACAGGTCTAAACAAAACTAAATTAAGCTTTACAAATGTTGTTGACTACACAGATTTCTTAGCTGTTGTAGAAGATGAGGTTGGTGAGTTTATGGATGCTTTGAATAAAAAAGGATTTACAGTGTTGGATAACTTCTATGATCAGTTTATCAGACAGAACTCAGTTACTAATCTAAACAAAAATAGATTTAAAGACTACTTGTCTAATATGGATTATGCTAATCCTGAAAGAATTAGTCCTACAGTTGCACCTACACCACAAAGAGGTGAGCAAGTAGCTGAAGAAGATTCTACAAATCTAGATACTACAGCTGAAGTAAAAAGACTTGGTTTAAGATCTACAGATAAAGAAGGAGTATTTATGTATAATGATAGCAATGCTAAAAATATATACTATTACACTAACATAGGTAAAAATAATCCGGACGTAGTCTTTGTACACAACACAAGTGTCTATGAGATTAAACCTGAGCAAATTGCAAAAGGTACTAATCTAGGTGGTGCATCTAACTTTATGTCAGAAATACCTAGCATGTCTATTAATTTCCCAACTAATTTATTTGCAAGTGTTGTTAATGGTAAACAAGTTGAGCTTAGTCCTGACCAATACCAAACACTAAAAAATATTTGGGAAAAGAGAATTAATATAATCAAACAAATTCAAGATAAAGATGGTAAAATTGCATTTCCAGAGTATGGATTTGGTGATCCTAATACCATGCCTCAAGAATTATTTGTATATTTAAGTAAGAGGTTATTTGAAGAGTTTCAATATGTTAATCCAGGTTCTACTAAGTATGACCAAATGAGAGACTTAGTGAGTGCAAGTCAAGGAATTTCAGATGCTGAAATATTAACACAATTGGAATTAGAAGAAGATCCGTTTAAATGTTCATAATATGGTTTGTCAGGTACAATTAAATTCAATAAAGTTTTTACAAGATAAAGGAGCTACAAATGATGTGAGAAGAATCATCAATGAAGATCTTTTTGATAAGTTAAATGATCAGATAACAGCATTAGCTGAAACAAAGTATGGTCTAAAAACTGATGGTACTAAGTTATTTAGTACTAATATGTCTGAGCATGTAGATCCACAAAGATCTACATACTGGAGAGATGCAAAGTATAGAGTACTTAGAGCTGAACCTAATGTAAAACTTTTTGAGAGATTGCAGGACTTGTATAATGCAAGACCAGATGATGCAATGATGATGAAAGATATGCCAGCTTTAGATAATCCTAAAGTAGATCAATCTTTACAAGAGATTAATGGTGTATTATTTATGGATGTAAAACTTGATGAGTTACAAAACGAAAGATCAAGAGAAATTGCTGAAGTACTTGCACAAAGATTATCTAAAGGTATTGGTGCACAATTTGAAACTATTACACAAGACGAAGCAGCAAACATTTTAAAGAATAGAGCCGTTAAATACAATGGAGAACCCGCATTTTATTATGCTGGTACTGTTTATATAGTAGGTGATAATGTAAATGTAAGAACTGTACTTCACGAATTCTCTCACCCGGTTCTCCAAGGCCTGAGAAAGACAAACAACATCCTATTTCAGAAACTATATGATCAAGCATTAGCTACAGAAGAAGGTCAAGGTATTAAATACTATGTATTAAATAACTATCCTGAACTAGAAGAGAACTCTGATCTATTCAAAGAAGAAGTGCTAGCATACGCAATGCAGTTGAAAGCACTTAATAGAATAAACAATGAAATAGAAACAGAAGGTTTCCAAAGTTTCATGAACAAACTTATGGCTGCTATTAAACAGCTATTAAGAAAATTGTTTGGGAATAAAGTAAACGTTGCTAAACTAGATGTTGATACTACTCTAGAGGAGTTAGCTGATATGCTCTTGGATAAAGAGTTTGAGTTTAACACAGACAATATTACAGAAGAAGATCTGGTTATGTTCTCACGGAATGTTGTTGACCGAGCAAAAGAACTTAACAAGTTCTCTAATGCTGAGTCACAACTTAAAGTGGTCCGTGAAATATATGAAACTAATAGAAGAATTCTTACAGAAGCTGAGAACTTTAAAGGAGACAAAGCATCAAGAAAATTCTTAAAGGATTCATTATTTGAACAGGGAACAAACAGATATCTACGTGAGGTGGTTAGCACACTAAAAGACAATCTTAATGTAGACACTGAAAGTTTTACAGAAGATCAGATGATTCAAAATGCATTAGATGCTGCCAAAGGGGCCCTAGATGTAGATCTTCAAAGAGCAGTAGCATTGGTAAATACATTAGATAATATCAACAGCATGACCCAAAACATGTTACTTGATGTTTCAAGAATCAGCAATACCAATATAAACAATAGAAGTACTATTGCTTTGTTAATGTTATACAAACAAAATTCAAAAGCATGGTTGAAAATGATTCAAGCAATTGATGAATCTCTTTCATCAGAAGGTCAATTGATTGAAAGTAGTAATCCTTTCTATCAAACCTTGAATGAGATTGTATTAAACATTACAAGAATCAATACCAATATTGCAAATATCCTTAAGAACAATAACGTACAGTTCTATGTGGAGATTACTGGATACATGTCTAAGTATATTCAAGATAGACTTAAAGGAAACCTTGGTATTGCATTAAAACAAACTTTCTCTGCAGATCAGTTAGAGAAAGAAGTTGATGACTTATATAATAAAGTTGTTCAACAAACTCTTACAGATGCTGATGTGGATGCATTAGTACAGAAAGGTATTCCCGCGGATGTTTTAAAAGGGTTTTTAAAAGAATACAAAGACTTAGTAGTTGATGAGGATAAGATCCGAGCAGCTCTTACAGGAGGTGCACAGGATGTTACCTGGTTCAATAGATGGTTGGAAAGCTATAGTTCAAGTAATGATGTTATAGTAGGACCATTAGCAATGTTTATTCAGAATGAGAGAACTCAAGTTCAAAACGTTGTTTGGGAGCAGTCTATGAAGTTTAGAAAAAAACTAGAAGAACTTCTACCTAAAGTAGGATTCAGCAAACTTAACTCTATTCAGTTAAGAGAAAAGCTTGGGTTCAAAGATAAGATAATGTATTTTGATAAAGAAACAGGTAAACCTATTGAGAAAGAAGTTTATGCTTATCTTGATAAATACAAAGACTACAGATACCATTATGATTTATTAGAGTGGAACATTGAAGAAGCAAAGAAAACTGAAGATCAAACAAAACTTGCTGATGCAGTTATGGAGTTTGAACAGTTTAAAAGAGACTTCATGTGGCAAGAATATGTGCCAGAATTCTATGAGAAAGATGATATCTTTAAAAAGTCTGAGGTAGGTAAATTAGCATACTTTGTTAGAAAGCAAAAGCTACAAGCTTACAACAACTTACTAAACAGTATGGAGAATGAGTATGAGAGATTTGAAAAATACTCTACTATTCAAGCTGCATTCAGAGAGTTTCAACAATTATATTCTCTTACTTATGAAGATGGTACTTCTAAAGTAGATGATCCGGAGAATGGAATCTATGACTTAAGCATTGCTGAAGTTTTACAAGAACACAGAGCCGCTACAAAAGGTTTCTATGAGTGGAGACCTATTGAAGGATTACTACAAAGTGCATACAATGAGTTTGCAGATTTATTAGAAACTAAAGGAATCTCCCCTGGTTCAGCAGACTTTAAAGCTGAGTTAGAAAAATGGAGAAGACAGAATCTAAGAATGGAATACGATCCTAAGTACTGGGAAAGTAGAAATGCATTGATAACAGAACTTAGAGAACTGCAAACTAGAATGAATGAAGCTACCAAATCTAAATTTGATGTAGCTGAAGCATTTAAAACTATTAATGATCTAATCTACAGTTACAGGGATGAGCAAGGAGAACCTGATAGTGGTGCTATGGGTAAAACAAGACTTGAGAGAATCAGAGACTTGGAACAATCTATTGCAGATTTCAAATTCAGATTTGATTCTTCCACAGGTCTCTCTAAAGAAGACTCTGAAGAGTTGAGAGAACTGTCAGAAAAAGCTAGAAAAGGATTACTACAAGCAGGGTCTGCAGAATCTAAAAGATATATGTATCTATTAGACTTGTTAAATGACCAGGGAATAAGTCCTGAAGATGCCGCTAGAATCCAAGATATCTTCTCAGAGTTATCTGACTTATCAGTAAACATACCTACTACATATTACTTAGAGACATTAAACTATAATTTATCTAAGCAAAATATTAAAGAGTTGGAGATTGATGAGATTGATGACTTTATTAATACTGAAGAGTTTGAAGAAATTCTAGATGCAGATGATGCATTTAAGAGTTGGTTTGAAACTAATCACTATGTTGTACAACAGTATGATAAACCATCTAGAGCTTACATTGCTAGATATAAAAGAACAAAAGCCAATACTGTGTCTGTACCTAAAGATGAAAGTAACATCAAGTTTACTAGAATCTTAGACAGAAACGGAGACGAGGTTGTTCTTATGGGTACACCAAATGCAAGACACTCTAGATATCAGGTTAAAGATGAGTATAGAACTATTCCTTTTGGAGCAGACAAGTCAGAGTATATAGGTAAGTACATTGATAATAAGAATCAATGGTTACCTAGACTTTATGAACCAAATTCAAAATACAGTGCTCTTGATAACAGATTCATGAATGAGAAGTACTTTCAAATGCAAGCTGCTAACAGTAATGAATTTAAGTTACTTGAAGCAATTAAGGAATACCATTTAGATAATCAGAAAGGTCAGAGTAGTTATAGTAAGTTGTATCTTGACATGCCTAGATATGCTCTTAAAAAAGGAGACATCTACCAAGCTATTCAAAAAGGTGCTTACGGTCAGAGGTTCTCTGAATTAGGGGCAAATGTAAAGGAGTGGTACAAACAAGCATTAGGTAAATCTGTAATGGATGCTGAGAATGACTTGAACTACAATCCTGAAAACAACTTAGTAAACACGGATCTTGATGGAAATCAAATATCATACGTTCCTGTATCTGGTATCTATAACTTAGATATTGAAGTACAAGATGCTGATATCTTCCAAGGTTTATTTAGATATGCGTTGTCTGTACAAACACAAGGAAAACTTTTAGAAAGCTTACCTCTTGTGCAAAGTATCTTGGACACTTTAGAGGATCCTGATAATGCTCCTAAAGAATTAGAGAAGTTTGATAAGAACATCTACAGTTTGAAAGGGGCCCTAACAAATGCAAAGAAAAAGTTTGCTACTAACAATAGACTTGGTCAAGTAAAATCTCTTATTGAAAGAGAGTACTATGGTAAGATGGTTGAAGGTATTGAGGAAACTCACCCTGGTTTTGGTAAATGGATAAATCAACTTCAAGGTTTATCTGCTATGGGTTCATTAGCTGTTAATATTCCTTCAGATTTGAAAAACAAGTATGGTGGTTACGTCCAGTTAATTATTGAAGGTGCAGGTGCTGAGTTTATCAATCTTAAAGATATTGCATTAGCAAGACCTTGGGCAGAAAAAGCTATGTTAGAATGGTCAACAAAAGGTATCTATCAAACAGGACCTGGAGCTATATCTACACAGTTGATTCAGATCTTTGATCCTAACTTTAAATCTAAAGATCAATTCGGTAGAGAGGTTGAGAGATCATTAGTAAAAGATCTAGTCAACATGGAGTGGATGTACATGCACAGAAAATTTGGTGAGATGCAAGTTGCAGTCTCATTGTTTGGTGCATTCATGTATGGTCAGAAAGTAGATCAGATTCTTGGTGATGGTACAAAGAAAGCATTAAGATACATTGAAGCTTGGGAGAAAGATGAAGATGGAATTATCAGACTTAAAAAAGGAGTACACCCAGGATGGAATAATCTTGCAGTTTATCATGAGTATGTTAAAGGTGAGACTTTAGCAGAAATAGCTAAGAAGTATTACATAAGTGTTGATGAACTTAAAGCTAAGAACAGGATTAAATCTGAAGTGCAGCTTGAAGATGGTCAAGAGCTTATTATTGCTAAGTCAGAGTTATTCATGGGACTTAAGAATAGAATCCAGGGAACTTCTAGAAAGTTATTTGGTGCATATGATGAGATGGGACAACCTGAAGGTAATAAGTTATTACTCTACAGAATGTTCTTCTTCATGAGAAAATGGTTTACACCAATGTTGATGAATAGATTTGGTTTTGATTCTAAAACTATTTCATGGACCGGTGGTGGTGACAGATATGATTGGGCTACAACTTCTTATGGTAAAGGTTTTTACATAACTGCATTTCAAACCATGCTTAAAACTATGAAGTCTGGTTTTAAAAACTACAGTTATTTAACAGACCAGGAAAAAGGTGCTGTAAGAAAAATGGCCGGTGAAGGATTCTTTGCTATTGGTCTTGCTCTATTATCATTAATGTTGTTTGGATTTGATCCAGAAGATGATGAGAAATGGAAAAAACTAAGAGCTAAGTCTGGTGCAATCAATGAAGATAGTTTCAATACATACGGATTCTTAGCTAATCACATGTTGTTATTAGCAATGGGGGTACAAGCAGAGTCTAGTGCATTTGTTCCACTACCTAATGTAAAAGGAATTAACTTTGGTTCAGATGACTACGTTAAGATGATTACACAAACAACAACATCGTGGTATAACACAGTTGTACTTTATATTGATATATTTGGAGACGTGTTAGACTTTGTAACATTTTCAGAAATGGATAGATATAAAAGAGATACTGGACCTTATTCTTGGAAACAAGAAGGGGAACTAAAGATTTGGAGTAAATTAGGTAAGATATTTGGTTTATCCGGAGGTACTGGGGATCCAGTTACACAATTTGAAAATATGGTTAAAAACAGTTCTAAAAGAGGAAGTTAAAAATGGCAAAAACAACAACAGGATCAGCAAAAACGTATGATAAAGTAAAGGTATCACGTCCTGGGATACATTCAAAAACTAAGTCATCAAAACTTAAAAGCTCCAAGAATTATAAAAAGAAGTATAATTCTCAAGGAAGGTAACAAGGAAAAAAAAAGGGGGACCATTACAGTCCCCCTAATTCTATGTCAAGTAATTGACAAAATAATCTTTTTGTTTCAGCTTCTACAGCTTCTTTTGGCCATCTTTCCATAGTGTCTCCATAGTGAGATGTATCAAAACCAATAACCCACCAATCTTTTGGTGCTCTTATACCATCTCCAAAATCATTATATGTAATTCCACCATGTACATCTATGGCATATAACATAGTATCCCAATCCATTTTGTATGCAGGATGTGTAGGAGGAATAGCAACATAACCATTACCCCAACCTTTTTCCATAAATGTAAGATCAAGAAGTGTTCCAGTAGGAAGAGTTATCTTCTTATTGGTTTTCCATTCAGTTATGTACCAAATCATAGTTAATCTTCTTCTTCTTCACAACAATCACAATCTTCCGTGATTTCTGCATCTTCTACACCATATTCTTGATCATACCAATCTCTAGCCTCAGCTTTTGTTGGTCTTTCATAACATCCACAGTACATAGATTCTGCACCAGAGAGATAAGCTTCAATAATAAGCTTTTTAATCATTGCTTTGTTCATCTTCTTCTATTTCTACCAGTTTGTATTTAGATAAATCAATACCTTGTCTTGTCAGAGCTGTGATGTTTGCTAATGCAGTACCATCACCTTTTGCTAATTGCTCCCCTATGATATGAATAGCTTGCATAAATGTAGGTGCCATAATTGGATCATTATCCCACATTTGTCTTTTTCTTTTATCATTCAGTTGGGTCATAGCATTAAGAGCTTCCCTAGTTTTTATTTTTACTTTTCCTTGGTCATAAATTGTACCTTGTAATTCAAGAGTACAATTCTGTACAACCTGCATTGCAGATAATAAAGTAATATACGTAATTAACTCTTGAGATATTTCTGTATTATCTTCCATCATATTTCATTAAAAAAGAAAATCTGGAATAATCTACCAGTTTCTCTACTGTGACCAAAGTAATCATTACCTGAATGGATTAATCCTCCGTCAAATATAACTAGTCTATTAAATACATTACCTACAGTATCCTGTCTCTCAAATGGAGTAGGATCTAGAAATGTATGCTTAGAAAATGCATTACCATTCTCACCTACAGTCCAATCAATTTGCTCATTATGATACACTTTAGATTGTTTGTTTCTATAGAAGCTAGTACCTGATTGAGGAGGAGCATCTGGGGTCAAAAATATTACACCTGCCCATTTCTGTGCATCACAGTGAAATACTTGAGGTACACCACCAATACAAGATTGGAATCTACCATTAATCCCTACATTATACCAACCAAAACCGTCTTCAGTTAAATCAGCTATTTTAACTTGCATGATTTCTTCAAACTTTTCCTTAAGACCTTCAAATAAGAATTGATCACGGGTTCTTTCACCAACAGCACCTTCTCCAGGAAAGTATGTTTGAGCTAATGCATGCTCTCTTACTGCCATAGGATCTTCATAGAAGTCATCTACTACAAAGAATCTTTTATTTTGATTTGGGTTTATACTAAACATCAGTCTTCTTTAATAAATTTTGTCAAGTCTGGTTTAAAGTACTCAGGTCCTTTTAAAATTTTACCATCGTCTCTAAGAACAGGTTTACCATCTTCTCCTAACTTGCTCATGTTACTTGCTTGAATCTCATCAAACACATCTTGTATGATATGTTGCATACCATGTTTTAGAATTGTCCCACAAAGAATATATAGTTGGTCTCCCAATGCATCAGCAATCTCTACTAATGAATTAGCTTCACATCCCTCAAGATACTCATAGTTTTCTTCAGCCATTAACTTATATCTAAGATCATAGTCATCTTTACTAATAGGTCTTGGATATTTACCGTTCTCTTGTCCAAATGCATTATGGAACTTTTCTACTGCTTCTAGTTGTTTTTTCATGTTACAAAGTTAAAAAAAGGGGCAGTTTCCACCACCCCTTAATTGATAAATTATTCATTACTAAAAGAAGTCCGGGATGCTATCCGGGTCTTCATTAGTTTCTTCATTGAAGTCTAAATCAAAATTATCTGCTGCTGCAAATTCATCTTCAGTGACTTCTTTAATAGTTTCTTTTTCAATTTCTTTTTCTGTTTCAGTATCATGTCCTGCACAAGGAGCAATTGAAGTTGTCTCAAATGTATTACCCATTGGATCAGTGTAAATAATGGTTTCATCACATACCTTGTCTTCCTGTTCTTCCTTGAATTCATACTCCTGTACTTCTTCATCAATTACTTCATCTATCGTAATATTACGATCAATGACTTCTTCTTCATCATTTGCAGCATATCTGATATCTTCATCTATGATATCAGCTTCCATATCAGCAATCTGATCTAACAAGTTTGTTTGATTAGGATCTGAATAGACAACCGGTACAACTACCTCTTCTACTACAGGAACAACAACAACTGCTGGAGCCTGTGCAAAGTTATTAATACTAGAAATAAAGTAGTGTAATATTCTTTGATCCTCCATCCATGTTTTAGGATGTGATGTCTGAAGAGCTATAGTTATGTAGTTGTAAAAGGCCCATAAACTATCTGTATTAGTAAATACATGATAAGGTTTCTTCATTTGATCTCTAACCATACTAGCTTGCTCAGTTGTTAGAATTTCATACTCTGCAAATAGTACACCCAATAGCTGTGATTGTTTTCTCTTATTTAGGGAGATTGTTTCCATGGAAGCTTTGTCACTACATAATTGATTGTAGTACATGTGTGCATTAGAAATGTAAGAATCTATTGTCTCTTGTGTTTCTGTATCTGCAGTTCCTGTATGTTTTCTAACCCAGCTACCAATATCTCCAGAAATCATAACTGAACCAGTGTTATTTACATAAGCACCAATTACACATTTAAACTTTACTTGTTTATTATAACTGTTTGTCCATGCAAACATCATAGCTAAATCAGGATCATTATTATAGTTTAGTTTATAAATCCCTTGAGCAATTTGTCCATCAGCAGTACATCTGTACTCCTCATCTAATACTATAAACCCTGCAGAAGACAGGGCTTGGTGTGCATAATCAATAATAAATTCATGACTAATTACAGTGTAACTAGCTCCATGTTGTGGCAAATCAATAGATAATAAATTTGCTTTTGTTGTGTGTTGAATTTTCTTTGGCATAATTAAAATAAACTTAATTGGTTTGAAAATGGTTCTAGAGAATTTATTTCTTTTCTTATCTTCTCTAGATAGTAATCATAGTTAATATCATATTCTTCAAATGGTTTTTCTACATAGTCAATCATTAGACTCTGCATCCATTTCCCAGCTTCTACCTGGATTTCTCTACGATCTGAGTTATTCTTTTTAATAACTTTAGACCCTGTTTTAGAGATATAATATCTTATTGTGTGTTGTAAAGATTGTTCTTCATAGAGACCATTTGTCACTTTACGTTCAACAAACTTCCAATCTCCTTTAATTTTTACTCCACCACAAAAATCAAAAATGTTTAGATTTTCTTTTATAAATATTTCAGGTTTAACACCTTCTACAAAATATGCATGCAATGCTTTAGGTATTACTAGAAAACTTTTATTCTTATGAAGAGCAAGATCTTTATACTCAAATCTACCTTTACATTTAGATTTACCAGCTTCATTTACTGCAATATAATTGTTGACATCACCCAGAACAATCTTAGAATACTTATCATGTTCTAATAAAAGATTAGTCATCTTTTCCCATCTTGCACAAATCTCCATATACTGTGCTTCATATTCTCTAGGAATCATAGTCTCAAGACCATCTGTATTCTGCATCAGTGGAACTGCACCTGGAATCTCTTCACAAATCATCTCATACAGCATGCTAAGACTTAGTTGACCATTTATAGTGATACTCATTGTAAATTGAGGATCATACAGGAAACTATTCTCATCATTACTTAACCCATAGGTTGAGTTTAAGATAATTTTGTATACATAATTTTTAGGATCAGACTTTGGAATCTTTTTTCTTTCTTCAAAGAACCACTCATACAGTTGAGAAAATTCTTGTTTTGGTAAATGTGCTGGTGCCCAATTGTTTCTAATTGCTAAATTAGGATAGAAACTTACAACGTCTGAGCTCATAATAATCATATCATCAGTTGAGTTGTAAACTTTACTAGACCTTGCACCATGAATACCACCAAGACCATAATCAGTCTTTACACCTTTATACTGGACAGAATATTTAAAACCTCCTTTAGTTTCTCCGGGATATAAAACCACTTCTTGAAACTTCTTTAGGAGATTTTGAAACGTAGCTGTCTTAAATTCAATATAAGGTAATATAATATCTTTAAAGACAATCTGATCCCTTTGTGTTCGCATCTGTTTTAGATCATACTTCTTTATACCAGTTTCTTTACTTAAGAAATGTAAAAACAATTCTTTAGATATACGAGGCTCTGAAGCTGAAAACAAATCTATATCATATTCTTCTGTTAATGCTTTCCTAAGATTAATTTGCTCTTTACTTAAGTGCATAATCTTCTTAGTAGACTTAACATCATTAATACAATACTTGATAATTTCAGGAATCTGAGAACTCTCTACTTCAGTAGTGTGATGTATTGGCATGTCCATAATGTTCTTCCAATCCATTGTATACTGAATCCACTTTAATGAACTTCTCTTAGCAGGATTATCCCAATGGTTAAGTTTAAAGACATCAATTTGTCTAATGCTTAAATCTTTAGGACTAAATGTAGCAAACTCCCTATCATTACTTTTCTGGATAGCTTCTTGTGCTTTACCATAAATCCATCTTGCAATTTCTTCACCATCCCCATAACCATAAATTAACTGATCTTCATTACGAAGAATGTGTTCAGTTATTTGACTGTCAAATGCTAATCCATTAAAGGATATATGCCATTCATTTAAATTTTGATTTCTTTTTAGAAAGTGTATTAAGTCCACAATGTCATTTTGAGACTTGTGACATACAAACACTTCTTGGTGTTCAGATTTTACATCTTCAAACACCCCTATGAAACAATTTCTAAGAGTTTCATAATCCATTACCCAATGTGTTCTCATAGGCTAGTTCAGTTAAGCTGTTCCCCCTTTTAGTAAATAAAAAAAGGGTGAGCATATACTCACCCTTCTCAAGTGATAATTAATTTATGCTTTTTTAGCTTCTTTCATAAACTTCTTGTAATCAAAACTATCTGCATTAATTGCAAATCCTTTAATTAATTCTTCTGTTGCTTTTTTATCTTCAACATAGAATTCTTGAAAAACTTCCAATTTATGTCTTTCTTGTTTCATTCCTTTACTTCCTGTAGAAGGTTGACCGTATTCATCTAATTTTGGCAACATGTGTAATGTTGTTTTCTTAATATTAGAGATCACTACAAATACATTACTAGTAGGGTCAAAGATACATTCTACATATGGACAGTCTGTGCTAGTAGGAATCATTCTAAAAGTTTGGCTTTCTTGCCAAGTTGCTTGTACAAGCATCATTGATTTATTCATTTCTTATGGTTTTGACAAATTTAACAATTTTTCATTTATATTATCCAAATCTGCTATTTCAATTACTAAAGTTTCTTTAGCAGTATCTGGTTTGCTGCATAGTTCTCCAACTTTTATCAACATCTCAGGCTCAACATCTAAAAGTTCAGCATAGTTACTAAAATACTTTTCAGGTATCAAATAACTATGTATGTATGCATAATTGCCACTGTATTTATCAAAAAAGCCAAGGATTTTTTGCTTTAATTCTAAACGTATTTTACTATATCTTCCATTAATTAAATGGAACCAATCATCTTCCATGTCGGAAAAATCAAATGTAAATATAGCTTGAGAGTTTACTTTTATATAATCACAAAGTCTATTGTGTTTCAACAAAGTATTTTTCTCAAATAAAACGTACTCTTCATCTGTTCTTATATCATATACACATATCAATTTCATATCCTCAGAGTTATAGTAACCCTCCCAACTGAAATAAGTTTCAACTGGAACAACACTTACACCTCTTTTTATTCCAAGGAGCGGATATAAAAACACCTTGGATTTTTGAAAATACTTCTTATAAACAGAATTTAAAGCCATAATCTTTACAGTTTTACATTACCTAATGCTAACTCATATGGAAGATCATATTTTTTGTTATTATAATGCCAAGCAACTTTGGTTATTACAGTATCAAAATCAGATTTCCATTTAGTTAGTGTTTCTGAAGATACTTGATAAGGATATACTTGATTATACTTGTCAATTACAATAAATGTAATCTGAAAATTATAATCTGCAAATGCTGTGAAATAATGCTTTGCTAATTGTATATAAATAATGGCTTGAATCCAATACCTATAATACTCCACAGAATCCGGAAAATCTTGTATAGACTTACCAAGAGTCTTTAAGTCATTAATAAAGATAGTTTTTGTATTGTGATCTATAACAATATTGTCAAGCATTCCATGAAAGCCAAATGTTTGTTCACTTGGTTCGGCTTTAATAAATAACTCATTGTAAACCTCAATAGTTTTGTCATCTTCATCTTTGTCTAATTGTAACAGTGCTCTTACATCCTGATTAGCTCTAAGAACATCTACAGACATTCTACATGCTGCTAATGTAGGCTCATCAACTACTGTTTTATCTAAACTAGATTTGAGGAATTCAAAATAATCAAGGTTCTCCTGAGTTAAAAGCTTGTCAATTCTTTGTTGATCAGTCTTGAGATTCTGATATAAGTTAACTGTAAGTAATTGTGTGAGTATTTCCTGAGAGTAATCAGACAAATTTAAGGAATTATTTCCTAATGTCAAGTGATATTTGAAAATATTGTCAATAATTTTCTTCTGGCTCTCTGTTGGTAATTTGCCAGGTAATATTAAAAATTGTTTATCAAAGTTGTCCTCCTCCAATAGGAGACAGTGTAAGACACGACCTGATACCAGGTGCGTGTCTGTACTGTCTTCTCTTTGGTTGAGCACATAATGATTGTAAAACATTACAGGAGAAAACAATAGCTTATTGATCCCACTGTAACTAAAATAGAACTTCTTCTTGTAGAAAAGCTCAAGTTCATCAGAACCATTCAAAGTCATTAGTGTCATTTGTTTCTATTTGATTGTTATTTGATTGGGATTCGGAAACTTCTGAAATAGGTTCTGGCTCTAATACATCTGTGTCATCTTCATCTTCTTCAGTTGAGATATCAAAGTTATCTTCAACTGCAAATTCAGACTCTACAGATTCAATTCCATCTACTCCTGGGGCTCCAAGTTCTCCTACTGGATCAGCATGTCCTTGTGGTCCTATCGGTCCCTCTGACCCCTCGTAAGCTGGTAACTCTTCTACTTCAGCAATTTCCTCTACTGTAGGAATATAATCTTTTTGCACCTCATAAGTATAATTAGAATTTAGTTTTGCAATATGATCAGGATGCACAGTTATAGTTTTTACAGTAAAATATTGGCTGTCTCCAGTGCGTTGGATATCATTACTTAAATACTCCATGATAATTTCTAATTTATCTGTAGTAAACTGATCTTTATTAACTAAACTATGAGCAATACCATCAATATCAGTATTAAGATAACTTTTATCTTTACCTAAATAACTAATTAAAGATTTAAAATTAACATGATTCTTAGTATGTCTATCATATATCTTATGAGAGTATTTATAGAATAAAAGTTCTAAATAAATCAAACTTTCTACATACTTAGAGTTGGCCATGATTTCCATAGCCAGAACATGATTATCTGTATCTGAACTCTCAAACATATCTGAAAGATGTTCAAACATACTTTTATCAATCTCAGCAGCATCTTCACCATTCAATACATTGATTACACTTGATTCATCAAGAATTTCTTTACCTTGAATTGAATTAAATAAATCAACATACTCATCTTTAATCATAGATAATCTTTCACTGTATCTACTAGAATTTGTTGCAGGGATTGTGTTTACAATCCAATCAAATAGATTATAATCTACTGCAATAAACTCTTGATTATAAAACTCTAATGCAGTTTCTATTTTATCAAGATCGTGATTATCTATATCAGACTCGTAATGTTTAATAAAATCTTTGAACTCCTGAGTATTACATTTGTATGCCCAATGAGATGTAGTAAGATCACTTATACTTTTCTTAGAAGCAAATATAACAGTTGCTTGTTCTACATCTCGTATAGTTTTAATGCCATGTTCTACACATACATTTTTAAATTTTACTCTAGGTACATTTACACCGGGTAAAAAATAGATTTTATCTCCTTTATTAGGGGTATACGGTGTTTTAATCAAGTTAAATGAATCAATAACTTCCGTATCAAAACCTCCTGTTAGGATATTAATGTCAAATGTTGCATCTGGAAGACGATTATAGTTTTCACTGTGTCTTGGAATATCTGATGTTATTTTTATAATATTCATGTTCAAAATATTAAAAAGGGAGAGTATTACCTCTCCCTATGTTTGTATTTAATTAAAATAATGGGTTTTTAAAGTGGAAACCTTCTACGTTAGATTTACTTTACAGCCATCTTCACCACGTTCTGATTCATCATCAATTGTGAGAACTTAATTTTATTACCGTTAACTATCTCCTTCACCATGTAATATCTTAAATCATCTGTGAATGCTTTACAGTCTGTAGTTAATTTAGCAATTCTATCAATAATAGGTTTACCAATGCTTGTTTTATCTGCTAAAGCAAGAGAATAATTAATAATTCTGGTTGCAATTACACTAGATATATCAGCACGGAAATCCCCTTCCTCCCCTACTGCAGAAGTTAAAGACCCTAATACATATGTTTCATCTTTAGTTAAGATATCTGCAGGACTAATAATTCTATCCAACTTGTTATTAATAAACATAGTAAACATAGAACTAAAGTCAACACCAACAGAACCCTCACCAATCATCTGAATTAGAGGTAAATCACTTTCAAACTTAGGAATAGAACTGATAGCATTAAAGAACGTAGTGATAGCTCTTGGATTAATTCTTTGAGTTACCAATTCCGGGTGCATCAACATGAAGTTAATACATCTACCATCAATGTTTGCACTCTCTGCCCACTTAGCCCATACTTCAGAATCATACTTTAACTCAACAGAGATAAATCTAGTCTTCTGAGCTACATCTAGACTTGTGACATTATAATCACCGTTGTCTGGATTAGTAGTTAAGATAACATGCCAGTTCTTAGGTAACTTCCAAGAAACATATTCTTGTCTATCTAATATTTCCATAGTTGCTTGCATGAATCTTTGATCAGCACGAGTATAATCATCTAAGATTAAGAATCCACCTTCTCCTTTACCCTGAATCCATTCAGGAGCAGCATGTGACATTCTTTTATCTACAACTTTATAACCTTTTGCACTTGCTGCAGATATCTGAGACTCATTAATCCATGTAGTCTTACCTTCAGCATTTTGAATTTGAAATTCTTTCACAGGAAAACCTACTAAATCACCTAATTCTTCTAACTGAGATAAATTAAGTTTTACTACTTGCATGTTCATTTCTTTACCCAACTGCATAATAGCAGAAGTTTTACCTAAACCAGCATCACCTTCTATATTAATTGCCACAGGAACTTTTCCTTCAGACTGAATGTGTTGGTTATTTCCAACCATGTGTTTAATAAAACTTTTTAATTCATCTACGTTTAATTGAACTTGACTCATAACTTTAATTTTTATAATTCTAACTTAATTACCTTTCCTGGAAGGCTATCATTCATACTTGATCTTTCTGACAAAACCCATAGGACATTACCTCTAGGTTTTACATCTGCATTACATTCTCCATCAGTAAAATATACTAGACTAGTATATTTACCTAAATTCTCATTAAAATACTCTAAGACAGGATCAAATTCTGTTCCTCCTCTTCCTTGTACACTTAGTTCGTGTTTACCTTTGTAAGGTTCAACAGACCTGATTCTTGTATCACACTGAATAATAGTAATATCTACACCACATTTAAAAATATGATGCATTTCTACCATAAACTCTTTTAATTCAGAATCACTTACAGAACCTGAAGTATCAATGGCCAACAACATATGTTGTCTCATTTTTACTTTTAATCCTGGATTAGCTTCAAATCTTCGGTTTTCTTTACGTCTAATCTTTTTAGTAAAGACTTTAGTACTGATTCCTGTGAATCTTCTAATGTATCCACGCCAATCAAACTTAGGTGGTACTATTTCCTCTATTACAATAACTCCTTCAATTTCACCAGGTACAGTCCCTCTTTTCTTAACAGTCTGTTCCTTGGCATCAGATAGAACTTTTTGTAATTGTTTATCAATTAACTTTTGTTCAGCTTCACTAAGATCTTCAAAGTCATCCCAAGTAGCATGGTCAGGCAAACCATCACCGTCACCAGAATCCATTTGATCACAAAGATCATCAAAGCTTGGAGAGCCACTTGTACCAGTCTGGTCTTTCTTATCTTTTGCTTCTTTAAGTTTATCATAATAGTATCTAGCACCTGCTTTTCTATCTAAATTAAGTTCAGCATAATCATCAATCATGATACCTCTTGCAGGAAGTTTCTTACTAATAGCAAGAAGATCTTCAACAGATGCACCATTCTCTTTAGCTGTTTCTAATTCAGCTTTAACAGATTCTTTAAGTTGTTTAAATTGGTCTGAAGATAATTCTCCACCTGGAAGCCAGGAAGCATCAATATACTGATTGATTTCCATATCCATAGCCACATTTGCTAACTTTCTATCACTGAACTTAAATACAGTAGTAAGATGTCCAAATGCAATATGTAATAATTCATGCTTGAGTAAACCTAACCTTTCTAATTCAGTTAAACTTGTCCAGAACTCTTCATTTATCACTAACTGATAATTGATTCCATTCTTACTAACACCTGCAGTAGGTACTCTTTTATTCCAAAGCTTATTCAACATAATAAGAAAGAACCCGTAATAGGGCTCTTTCAACATTAAATCTTTGGCTGTTTTACTAAGACTCTGTTGTTTGTCCATCATCTTTTAGTTTTACATTAATTTCAAATTTGTCAGCGGGGTAACCCATCTGACCTAGGAAGCCAATCATATTTACAGTAAAGTACTCCATAAAAAGTTCAACTGCTTGATGACTTGCTTTACTACTTATCATTGCTGATAAACAAGACCCAGTGCTTAACTCAGCACCATCTTCTTTAGTATAAGGATGTAAAGCTGTTCTAAGTGCTACAGAACAATTATTACAGTTATCATCCCATGCTTTAATAGGTTGTTTACCAAACTTATATAATACAATTAGTTCCCCTAAATATTTTTGTATTTCAACTCCTTTAAGAGCTTCAAATGCTATGATAGCATTTTCAGTATCTGTAGAACGTAGCATGTTCAACAAATTCTTCGTTTCTTCTTTGTCAAAAATCATATTAGTCTTCAATTTTAAGTGTTTTAATCATCCATTCTGTGGGTGTATTAATATTATCCACCCACTCTTTTGCACTTGGAATATAGCCATTGCAATCTTCTTTGACATGTTGTTCCCCAACATATCTTATATACACTCTTTTTCCTACAGAATTAACAAAGTAAGTACCAAAATGTACTTCACATTCAAATATACCTTCACTGTGGTGACGGAACATTCTATGTTTACTATGTCCTATCCAGGCTTTTGTAGCATCAAACCATTCATGAATATGCATATATTCTGATGGTTCTCCTCCCCATTTACGGGCACTGCTTTTACTATGTTCATATGGATGTGACATGTTACAGATTTTTAAATTTTTCTGTTAATTGCTCTAACTCAAGCTTTATCTCGGCATATTCTTTTTGCATAAGATCTTTAATACCTGCAACATCATTTAAGTAAATTTCTCCAGGTCTTCTAAATCTTTCTTCACCACTAAAATAATCTACAGTTATTTTTGTCATGGTTCCTGATAGTGCTTCATTAAGTTTAAGAGATCTAGTACGAAGCTTTTCAATCATGTCTTTTATATGGTTAGCTTCATTAAAGTGTTTTTCTTCCATTAGTTTAAAGCTTCATCAATTAAACTCCCTTCATGTGTATACTCTTCTGTATTAGTAATATAAATTGTGTTATCAATTTTATATTTACCAGAAGGAACCATAATACACAGTACACCATAACCTCCATCATTATTCCACCAATCCTCAATATCATTAAGAATTCTATCATTAGCAAAGTCTTCAATATCAGAATAGATTCCGCTATCTAGATCTTTTAAATTTGGGGCTGCCTCATGTCCATAAGTAGATAATAGTGAAATATACTCAAATGCAGCTTCTTCATCTTTACTTAAAGTTTGAGTAGTATAATTAATATCTTCAATACAACCACTGTCTCCACCACCTGCGTAGTGTACTCTAATTCCGGTCACACCACGGTCAGCCAACTGTAAAAGAAGGCCTGTCATATCATTTTCTGTCATAACTATTTTGTTTTGTAAAACCTGCCAAGAATGTTGGCATTCAAATATTCTTCTTTTTCAAGCACCTCATATTTAAACTGATGCTTTACTTCTTGATAAGTCAATTCCATTGCTGAGTAGCAAATCATTAGAATTTCCCTTTTAATTACAACACCTGCTTTGTGAGCTTCTTTAAGAGTCTTGTTACTACTATAGTATCTCATAAAGTCAGGTTTAAGCTCCCGGGTATATTTCTTTAACCTTTTGTCTGTAGACATAGCCAAAGCTTTCTTACCCATAGGTTTCTTTATATTAGCAAAGAAGTTCTTCTTACCAATATATGCAACAGACTTGCCATCTATAATAGCAGTCATATTGTAGATAAATCCAACAGCACCTTCTGGGATACACAATTCATCAAACTCTTTTCCTTTATATATCCAACTCATAATGCTTGTTTTAATAATGGAAACAATACATCTCTCACAGCTTCAACACCATGATCTCTTACAGAATCAGAAAGATCTTTAGACATTTCAAGTACTACAAAATTAAAACCATACTTTTCTTTGTATCTCTGAGCAGATTTAAGACCAGGATCATCATTATCAAACAGTACAAGTATCTTTTGATACTTACTTAGAAGAGGTTGCATGAAGTTTTCCGGAATAACACTGTTCTCACTGTCTGGAGCAATACTTTCAATACCATTTATTCCTAACTTCTTAAAACACATTAAGTCTTTTAAAGAAGAAGTAATAATCAAATATTTAGATTTAAACTCAAGTTGATCAGAACCCTGGATGTAATCTTTTACTTTAATAAACTTGTTATCTTTTACTTTTGGTGTATATATTTTATACAAACTACCATCTTCCCTAAAGAAGCCATAAATAAAATTACCTTTTATATTAACAGTATCAAGAATTTGACCATCGTCTTCCTTAACCATGTTATAAAACTCTAAAGGATGCACATTATAATGCTCTAATATACTAGAACTTAATTTAAAACCTTTCCAATATGATTGATCTAAAGTGTTCCAGTGTCTGATTTCATAATCTGAGACAGTGTATTTACTTTGTGGAACATAATCTAGTGGAACGTATGTGTTATTAGAAATGTATGCATCATAATCAGCCATGATTTTAAAAGAAGCTTTACCTCTTCCATCTAGATTATACAAATGCATAACTAGATTTAAACCATCACCACCAAATCCAGATGAGAAATCTTTGAACTTATAAAATCCTTTGTTATCTGTGTATATACACATAGAAGGAACTTTATCAGTAGGATTGAATGCAGATTTTATTTTTAAACTTTGACCACAAAGTCTTTCAGTGAGGTTTAAATAATACTCAAATACCCATTCTCTAGGTACTTCATTTAAATCAGAAATTATTGTTTGTGTAGAAATCATATACCAAAATTTAAAAATTAGGGGGAATCACTGACTCCCCCTAACTATATTAGTCTAGAGAGAAATCAGTAGAAGGTTTGTTTGGCATGTTTAAATCATCATCTCCAAAACTTTCAACATTGTTTACTTCAAGTTTTTTCAAATGTTTAGATTCATCATATCTAATAACTTTACCTTCTTCAACTTCACCAAATGCATACTTTCCACTTTCTGCTTTTGGTAACCACATATCGTAATTGGTATAACCAGTTCTACCAACATACTCTTTACCTGCAACACAGAATTCAAGATATCTATCTTTAATTGGTGCAGTTTTATTAAATTCTTCAACAAAAGCTTCAATAGTATCATGCTTGTTATGTTGTGCTGACATCCAATCATTGATTCCCATTGTTTTACAAAGATTCTGTAAGAACATTAAAATTGATCTATCTCTTTGTATTTTGATACCAGTTTTGGTCTCACCATCTGCAAATGCATACTGGCTTGCTTTAACTCTACCAATTTGACCTTTGAAGTGACCTCTGTCAGGATTGTCTTTATCTAAAGCAAATCCTTCAAAACCTTCAATAGGTTCGGTTTCAACATGCAATATCAAATGAAATGCATTGTCAATAAATTTAAACTGTTCTAATTCAACATTGTTGATTTTCAACACTTTGTTTCCTGGACTAATTGTCTTTGGTAAACCGGATCCACCGTTACCTAAATCATCTGTACTTAACGCCATTTTATTTTACTTTTTAATTATTACACATAAATTTTATCCCAGTGAAACTCTAGTTCACCTTTTTCATTCATCTCAGAAACTACTATTTCTTCATTTCTTAAGTGCTCTGGTCTTGCACCACAAGTCACTTCTTCACTAGTTTTAAATGATAGAACAGTCTTATTACCTTTTCTAAACATATAACCAATTGCATCTGCATTTGCACAGATCAAAGATTTGATTTTACCTGTCAAATCAATATTGGCAGCTAATACCATTTCACCTTTATCATCTACCTGTTTGTCCTTAATGTGACCAGATAAAATAATGTGGGGAGCTAAAGTATCAATAAAATCTAAAACTTGAAAGAAAGCTTGTCTCAAATATAAATAACCTGCACCGTTAGGTAATGACAAGACATTGTCTCCATCATAATTCTTACCCATACTAGTTTGTTTATACAATTTGATTGCAAGAGGCATAACCATATCTTCTAATGCAGTCACAGTATCTACTGTTACATACTTGTATGGTTTACCAGCTTCTTTGATAGCTTTACCTGCTTCTAATAACTCCTGAAGAGAAGTAACTTTAATCTTCAGAGCTTCTACATAATCAGCACCATTTTCTAAATCTATGATAAGATTATCATCTAATCCTGCAAATGCACTGGTCTTACCAGTCTTTGGTTTAGAATAAATAATCAGTCTCTTAGGATTAGTTCTTTCTGCTTTAACTTTTTTAGTTGGAAGTACAATACTCATAACCTTTTTGCTAATTTTTGAAATTCTACACTTATTCTCATTAAAATATCAGAAACGGATTCATCTCCATCATTCAAAGAAACTTCCTCTACTTTAGGAGAGTATTCTTTTTCAAAATCGGGAAACAAACTTAATGATTTTTGTAATTCTGGCAAATCATTTTTAGCATCTTCTTTTCTCTTATCATAAAGAGAATGACTAATCTCTTGACCACTAGATAATACAACCATCATCTCATTAACAGGAATAAGATATTTTCTATCTGGTTTTCCTTCACTGTCTACTCCTTCAATCACATCATACTCCTCTTGAAAATAAGGATTGAATTTGAGTTTAAAGAGTGCTCTGTCTTCATTCATTGGTACGATATCAATAGTTCTACCATTACCATCATAGGCATTGTCATAAAACTCAATGTAGATATCTTCACCTTTCTTCAATTCCCACTCAAAAAACTGACATTGTCTTCCAAACTTTCCTTTCTTGAAGAATGCAGTTTTAATTGTGAAAAAAGGATCAGCAATACCAATTGCTTTGAAAGCATCCATATGTTGCATATAGAACTCTCTTTCTTTTTCTTTTCTTAAATTACTACTCATATTTATTAATTTACTTGGATTTTTTGTGCTACAGCTCTAGCAGGGGTATTCATTTCTATAATCCTCATAGTTACCCTATCAAGTTTAAAGAAACTTATTCTTGTTGTGCCATTCCTGGACTTCAAAAAATGAAACACTAATGTATCCGGGTCTTCAATCAGAAACTTCTCAGGACCATATTGTTTAATTTTTCTTATAGAGGGTTTATTAATACCCATTACTACATCTGCATGCTGTAACAAAGCATCAGAACCATAGATATCAGAATCTAATACATAATTACCGTAATTACCTTCTACTTGTCTTTTAACATCATCAATGTTTCTATTTAACTGACTTAGGACAATAAATGCAACTGGATATTTCTTCTTCATTTGAGTCAAGGCCTCACCCAATGCTCCCAGCATTTCAAATTTATCTTTCTGTCCTACATCATTCTTAAATAAAGCTGAATGATCTATTGCAACAAGCATGTTTCTGTAAGAACCATCTTCTCTTCTGTGTCTTTCCAATTCATGATGGATAGTAGCACACATTTCATTGACAGTACATACATCATAGACAACATTAACAACATCCGTCTGTGCACTTTCATGATAAAAATCAACGCACTTCTGAAATATTCTTTTGTCAACTAATTTACCGTCCTTACTCATTAATGTATTGTAATCAGCACCTGTTTTCAGACCAAACTTTCTTATTGCACTTGTTTCATCAACCATTTCCATTTGGAATTTAAGAACACGGAAGTCTTGAGCTTTATTTAGATCAATGATATCAGATATCAGTTGTTCCATAAAAAGAGTCTTTCCAGTTCCTGGTCGAGCACCAACTACAGTAATAGTTTTCCATTCTAATCCATCACAAAAGGCATCATTAAATTTGGGCCATGCACTAACAAGAGATGGTAACTTACCTTCTCTCCTAGCTTTCATTTTAATGAGACCCTTTTCTAAACTGTCTCTTTCACTGACTGGTAATAAATGACGGGCACCATTAAATAAATTAGCCATAGATTTTTAAAATTTAAATTATACAATTAACTCACCAAAATATACTTGTTCATCGTCAGGATTATCTTTTAAGTATTCACAATAAGTTGCCAAATCAGAATCCCAACTCTTGTCTACATTTTGCTTTCTCAAAAAATATTGAGCAGTTCTCATGTATTCATAGTTTTTAGATTCATATTCACCAACATACTTTTGTGTAGCTTGAAAGATAGTTTCCCAATCGTAATCATAGTTTTCAAAAAACCATCTAAATCCACTTTCTAAGTTCTTAGCAGGTACTCTAGCATATTTTCCAGAAGACAACTTCTTATTAGGAAATATATGAACATATGCCTCTATGTTTTGCATAAAATTATGCCCTAGTAAATCTGTAGAAGTTTTTTTCTTGGATTTTTTGAAATAACCATCAATCTCCGTAGTAAAGATAATACTTTTGTCTGTTAATTCCAAATCTTGTGTAAGCCAATTATCTCTAATCAACCTAGTTACCTCAAGACTAGCTTTAACATAAGTATTTGGAACAATACCCTCTTTTATGCAGTCTAGTATATAAAATGCATTAGGAGTAATTCCATTGTCAGCCAGTTTTTTAAAGATTTCTTTCATATCACCAAGTTATTGTTTGATCATAATTCTCTTTAACTAGAACAGATATTTTTTTAAATATATCATCACAGTCCCATTTAGAGCCATTATAAGCAGCAGAAGCAGGATGTTTAACATAAAACCTATAATTATTATCATTGGTAAGATTAGACCACTCTTCAGCTTTTTTACCCATGTACACATATATCAATCCGTTATTATGATTATTTAAAGTATCTAACAAGTATGCAGTAAACGGTTTCCAGATATCATAATGACCACCTATTTGACCTACTTCAGTTGTAAGAGCTGTATTAAGCATCAAAATACCTTGATTTGACCATCTAGTCAGATCACAATTTCTTTCATATCTGTGAGGATAATCCTCCTCTACTCCATTAAATAAAAATCTTAATGAAGGCTGTTCTGTTAAAGTGTTACCACAACTGAATGCAATACCATCAGCAACACCTAACTGAGGATATGGGTCTTGACCAATCATCACAATTTTAAGTTCATCATACGGACATTCTTCAAATGCTCTAAAGACTTGTTTAAGTGGTGGAGTAAATCTTTTGTCTGATTCACTTAGACTCCGAAGTTTGTTGAGAATATCATCAAACTCAGAACTAAATATAAAAGATTTAAGAATTCTATCCCAACCATTTGGTTTTAATTTCTCAAACATTTTTTGTTTAATTTCTTCTAAATCCATTTTTTTGTTATTTTTGATAAAAATTATAAATATGATAAAGGTTAAAGAGCTTAAAGATGATGTTATTGTAAACATTCAAGTAAACAAAAGCTTCTACTTAATGACTAAAGCTGCTTCATTTGTACTTTTACAAAGTATGAACATTCCTGAAAAAGGAGATGCATACTTTAAAGATATCATGAACAAACAGTACAATGATCTTGATGAACAACAAAGAGCTTTTTATACTTTAGCACTTCTTCTTGCTGAAATAGAAACTCAAGCTACTAAAAATAACTTGTTTACAGAAAAAGAAATTCCTGAACCAGGAGACGAAGGTTATGTTGCACCTAAGCTAGATTAATATTAAACTGTTCTCTTCCTATTTGTATACAAGCTTCAATAGCCAACATCAATTCATCTTTACTACAGTCAGCAAAAGACTTATCTGCAATACCTGATGCATCTTTAATGACACATTTCATTTCATCAAAGGTATATCCAGATTCTTTTGCTATTTCTCTAATACAAGCATGTACTTTTGCAAGTTGTGCTTTACTATGATCTGCATCAGCCAGATCTAAATACATATCCACTTTCTGACCCTCTGGAATCTTCTCTAGGAAGATTTCATAAGCCAGTTTATCTTGTGGATGGGCAAATACAAGTTTGCCATCTTTTTTAATAAACTTTCCACTAAACATCTTCACAAGTTATTACTGTTTCCATTACTTGAAGAAAATTAATTAAATTATCTTCAGTCACAATTTTCAATGCCGGGATGTCAAAAGAAACAACTGACCAGTTATCATCTTTAATATGATCACTGTCTTCAGAAACAAGACAAACACCTTCACAAAGCTCTAAAATATAGTAGTAATAATCATAACCATTGTTACTCTCTAAATCAGAACACACTTGTTTTTGAAAACCATGTTCAACTAGTTGATTTTCTGTCATTGTTGTATTTTTTTTCAAATTTATCCCATCCTTTAGGATCAAACTGTGTTATAAGTAAATCCATTTTTACTTCTTCTTCATGTTCAGCACACATACCAATACCTTTAACGTCTAGATCAGGTGAACAAACTATAGTTGCTTCTGAATTGCATTTAATACATTTCATTATCTATAAAAAATAAATTAAAACTCCGTAAAAGCCAATTCCGGCTAAAAAGTAAACAAGGTTATTTAACCACTTAGGATAATTTTCCATAATTATTATTGTTTAGTAAAAAATTCAGGGTTTATGATATCAGATGTATAATTCAAATGTTTATAATTATCATTATCTCCAAGCCATTTTCCTTTTTCTTTTATTCTTAGATTTCTTAATGTTAATAAAGAGTATGCAAGAATATCAGCATTCTCTTTATCTTCACTAAGTAACATTTTTAACATGTTTTCTTTTTCATCTTCAGTTATGTATTCAGTCTTCATCAAAAGATTCATTTCTGAATGAAAGATGAAAGGTCTAAAGTCTCCTTTTTTATGACCAGTTGCATACATGTACCATAAATAACCCATGTTGGTATCTTCTGCTTTAGAGGCATCCCAATGTTCTTGACATATGTCGTTAATCAGATTCTTTATTTTTTGATCTGGAAAATTAAAATACTTATTCATTCTTTCTTGTATCTATGTAATCAATAATAAATCCTACTGCCACAATGATATTCATACCAAAGGACATAATTATTTCATGTAGATCAGCATACACTGAAGTCATCAGGTGTACATGACCCACCATCCAAAATGGTATGGACAAGTTTTGGCTTATCCATACCAATGTATACTTAATAAAGTGTTTCATCTTTCTATAAGATTATTTGCTGGTATTGTAAAGATGCTCCAAATACTCTTTCTTCTTTGGATTATTTACATTACTCCAATCTTTTACAGGATTAGAATGAAAAGTATTTGTATTAGAAGTATGTTTTAAACTCTTATCAGTTTTGTTTACTGATAAAGTAAACATCATACCTACAATAAACAAACTAGTATAATACATATATAATTTAATCTCCTTCTTCATTGTTAATCCCTTTTTTCTTCTCTTGCTTCCCCATAAAACGAAGAGAATTTTTTGTTACAATTGTCAACTTTCTTAAGTTCTGTTGAATTCTCTGATTCAATAAACTTGACCCTCCGTCTTTCCGCTTCTCTTTCATATTCTTCCCAATTATAAATTTCTAAATCTTTCATTCTAACTACATCTCCTATAGTCATACCTTCTGGTATACCTTCATTTGCATTCATAATTTGAATGCAAACTTCTTTCATTCTTCCCATAATTTTAAACTTTTTTCAAGAAATAATTTAATAGTTGTTCTAATATCTTTGTGACCCAAAATAGCTCTTACTGCTCTCAGTTTTTTATAAAGTTTAGGATCCAGATCTAACTCAATTCTTTGTGATCTATGTATTCTTGTTACTTCAACAATATCAAGATCAAAAGGAAACATAACTGAATAAACATATATGTTTTGTTTATAAGACTTGTCAGAATGAAATTGAAGAGCTAATTTCTTATTATAATGCACTTTATCTCTTCTAAAGTTTATAATTTTAGCAATCCCATGCTCAGTCATTGCAAACTTATATGCTAATATTGCTATGAGATAACTTCTTTGATCAACAAGATGTCTTTTACGAGAATCACGGTCCAAAAGAATCAGTTCATTTATAACATCTTCTTTAGTGTAATCTTCCATATTAAATAATATCTAATTCTAATTCCATCTCTTCCTCTTCTACTTTTGCATCAGCCATTAATCCTTCTATAGGAAGGAATCTGTTAGCATCATAGAATTCATAAGGAAATGATTTTTCAGTTAACTGAACTTCTTTTAATTTTAAACCAACTTTACCAGCTTGCAAACCCATATTAACAGCATGGATAACAGTGTAAACTACACCTTCTTTTATCCATTCATCTGTTGATATCTTGCTGGGTTTGTTACTTGCATCAATGCATATAACTTTCATAAATTTCTATTTCTGATTTAATCTGTAAGGATTCAAAAGTAGATTTTATTTCTAACATCTCTAAATAATCACCAGATTTAACAGAACATTTACCTACATTATGAGCAATTATAGCACACTGTTCAGCTTGTATTGGTTCATGTTTACAGAATCTGATCAAGCATGCCATAATGTATGCATAGTCATTGACTGAATCATTATACAAAACTAATTTATGTGTTTTTGTGTCCTCCATATTACTCTAATATAAGAAAATTTCAGGATTAACTTAAATTAACCCCGAAATCTTTCCATACAATTTTAGTTTGATCAAATCCTTCTAAGGCTTCAGTTACCCATTTTTCATCTACAGTACCTACATAACAAAGTATATGTACAATAGCTTTATCATCAGGATTAAGACGGAGTAACCTACCAATTCTTTGACTTGCTTTTCTTTCATTCCCATAAGCATGCATGATTATACCCTGTTTAAGATTAGGGATATTTACACCTTCATTCAACTGTAATACAGTAGATAACTTTGTAATCTCACCATCTTTAAACATCTGCAGATTTTCTTCAGAATCTTTGTTATTACTATGATAACTATATGGACACAACTTATCAGCTTGAGCTTGAGTATTTGCAAACAAGATACATTTATTGTCAATACTGTTCATTAACTTTTTTGCATACCTTTCTTTGCTTGGATACTCCATCATAGCTTTCATTCTCATAACTCTGAGCATGTGCATGTTACCAGAACCAACATCAATCCTTCTTGACCAATACACATAGTTAGAATCTTCATCAGTCATGAATTGCTTATTTGACATTTTAACCAAATAATCTTTTTCTGTAGATAAATTAATCTGGTGTACCACGATTTGATAATCATTTAGTATTCCATTCTCTACAGCATCATCTGCTTTGAATGTGTACACTACAGGACAGAATTCATTTATCAACTTACCTTTCTCTGAATAGTTAACTTTAGGTGGTGTACCAGTCAAACCAAGTATTTTACCCTTATACAGTTGTAAGAATCCTCGGTGACTATCCAATAAACTATGACATTCATCTAAATAGACTGCATCATAATCATTAGGATTTTGTTTATTCAAACTTAGATAAGTAGTAAATACCATTCTACCTAATAATTCTTCTTTCCCAAACTTTACAGCATCATCCTTCCATGATTGAAAGATTGATTTCTTGGGTGCAACAATAAGAACTCTCATCAATCCATTAGTATTGGAATCAATATGAGTCAAACCCACAAGAGTCTTCCCTACACCAGTACCCAAAACTATTGTGCATTTTTGTTTATTCTTAGTTGCTTCTAACGCTTCTAATTGAACTTGATCTTTTGTCATAAGTATATTATAAGTTATTTCAACCAACCCATTGTTCTTGCATCTTCAGGATGCTCATGGATATAGTTGTGACAGTTTCTACAAACTGATTTCCATGTAGATTGTACTAAATAGAATGCATCTCTGTTAGAGCCAGCATATGTATGATGTACATCAGTACTACCATGCATACAACCGGCTACAGAGACCTGACATATTGGATTTTCAGTAAGAAACCTTTCTCTCAACTTGAGATACTCTGCATCTTTCTTTTTCTTTTTAGAAGAAACCTGAGGGATTTTATAATCAGTTGGTTTCTGTGAACTGTCTGTATCAATGGCTTTTTGGCAACTCCAACAATACTTGCAATACTTGAATCCCTCATGGTTCTTCCATATGACAGATGGTTTATTACATCCATCACATTCTTTAAGCTTTACTTTCATTCTTTAGACTTGGTAAACTAATAGGTGCATTCTCTAAACTTAAAAAGTTTTTAGGAAGTATACCTTCAGCTATAAATATACGAATTATATCATCTTTTGAGACCTTTAAATCTTTAAAAGTTAAAGTATTTTTATACTTTTCATCAATTTCTGAATAGTTCAATATATCCTGTGTCATTTTAGAATTAGGGAAAAAACGCTGAAATATATCATTACTATATTTAATAGTAAGTTTTTGTTTCAGTGTGTTTAACACAGTTTGTGCACGTTTATACACATTGTTTATTCTTTGTTTTTTCTTACTACATATTGTAGCAAGTTCTTTCTCTGTAAGAGACTCTAATCCATAGAGTGCTCTTTTGTATAAGTAATTTTGATAAATTGAGTATTTATCTTGTTCATACTGCATGTAGGTTTTACCTGCATACAATTGATAATGACTTACATCTTGTTTTAACTTTTCCATTTTAATCATACAATTTGAATTCATAAATAAAAAAGGGGAGACTTACTTGCCTCCCCTCTTTGTTAGTTAACTATTGTTAATTATCCACCAATTGAAAAATCATCATTTGGTTGGATAGCTGTAGACTTAGCATTCTGTGCTGAATATGCTGCACGTAATTGCTCTACATTATCATGTTTAATCAATGTGTCTGCACCATTAGAATCAAAACTAAATTTAGTTCTGCGGTAGATAGGTAATCCTCCTAATGTACATACTACACCTGTTTCACCTGCAATCTTAAGATCACGTTCTGGTGTTTTGTCATTAAATGGTTCAAGAGATTCCTCTACAATAATTTTACCATCTAATTGTTGTCCTGCAAAGAATCCAGTTTCTTGTAATTCAGAAACAGATCCAGGGATTAATGCTGATACTGGTTTTCTACGTAAGAAACCATTGTCATCAATCATTGTTCTTACTTGTTGTACACGGATGTACCCGTAATCAGAATTGTTTTGAGAAACATTAACAACAGCTCCAGTTGTTTCTTCAGCTAATACAATCACTTTTGAGTTCATAATCTCAGTTTTAAAAATTAATAAATAAATAAATAGATTTTTGTGAGTGGATACTATATCACAGCTACTCAAACTGTAATAAGTGGTTTATATTACGGATAGTAATATAAGATATTTACTCTGTGGGACTTGATAAGTCTATAATATCATCAAATGGAACATCATCTGATATTATATTATTTATTTCTTCATCATCCTCGGGAAGGAATTCGAAGTCATAATATTTTTCTTTGATATTTTTATCTACAGCAGAACCTGTAAAAGGATTTTGTATATGCTCACCAAAGTCAAGTGACATCAAGTACTGTACGTCTTCATCAGTTAGATCAAGATATTCTTCAATAGATAGATGTACTACTTTTCCGTTCGGTAATTGATACAACATTTAAATGCATATAGATAAATATGCTGATAAATATAAAACATATAAATGAATGCATAATACATACAGTAATAAAAATCAGTAATATATAGCTAACAATGAAAAGGAGGGGTTAAATCCCCTCCAATATCATTTATTT